TAAATCCTAATTGCAAACAGGAAGCAGTACATAAGTTACCAGACGGAACGTGCAGCGTGTGTGGTATGCTAACCTGTGATTACTTTGTAGGAAGTAGTTGATATGGTTCACAATACTGCTGTTAATCTTTGCAGGCAGCAGTAGCAGTTATGCACAACAAGAAAGGATGGATATAGAACAGCTAATAGTTGATCGAGCAATAATACATGGTGCTAACCCACAGCTTTTATTACGAGTAGCACGATGCGAGTCAGGATTCAATCCTAATCTAATAGGTGCTTCTGGTGAGCGTGGTGTAGCACAATGGCACCCACGTGGAGCATGGTTTAGCACACCAGCATACAGAGAACAGGGTATAAATATAATACAAGTATACGTCGAACGCCACGAGCACGCCGTCTATTATGATATAGATATGTTTGCGTGGGCGTTTGGTAGAGAAGCACCACTACGATTAAGACACCAATGGAGTTGTTTTTAGATGATTAAGATAAAAGATAGAGACGACGGCGATAGGATGTGGTGTGAGTTTTGCGGCCATAGAGAAGGAAAGTATGCAATTCAAGGTAAAATAAATAGTTTTTCAATTTGTGATGAATGTATGGAATCATTGCTAAATGTTAAAGCTGAAACAGCGGCGCGGTGAAGTACTGCTAACAGAACCAAGATGTCCAATATGTAAAGGTAACATAATATTGGACGAGAACAACAATTGCTATTGTTTAATGTGTGGGAGGTCGTATAATGAAGTTCCAGGATTATCTGAACAAAGGTAACTTAGACGATCCATTGGAGTGGTGTATGGCAACAATTCTAGCACTTGATGATGGCAATGAGAGACATGAAGTAATGGATCAAGTAGAGGAATTTCGCGATAAGCATGGCTACTCAGTAGGAGTGTTTCGTCATGGTAGATATATTAGGGCTAACGAACCGTGATAATGAGTGTTACAGAATTAGAAATCCTAAAACGTTGTAGATGGAAGTGGGATAAGATGTCCTTCAGCCGTGAGGGACTAACTGCTATAGTTACAAAGCGTCCACTTGACTTAGGTTCTTTAATGCATCAAGCATTATTTGATTGGATTACACAACCAGACGGTGATCCAGTTGAATTCTTCAATAAGCGTGCACAGATACGTTTAGTTGAAATGGCTACAGCTTATAAAGAAGCTGTAGGTGCTGGAATGTCACGTGAAGAATTGATACCATACGGCGAAGCAGTACGTATTGGTGCAGCTATGATGGCTAATTATCAGGCCATGTACACCACACCACTCTCACCAGGATGGACACTAATCAGTGCGGAGCAGCCATGTCTAGTTAAAATACCAGGTACTTATCATAATTGTATAGGGCCTTGTTTGTGCAGTAAGTGTTACACTCACGAGCTTGGTCTGGACTGTGAGAGTGAAGACTGTGTTTGTTGTTGTTGGCATCAGCTAGAGGGCACGCTAGATGGCCTTGTAGCTAACGAGCGTGGTGACATATGGATTCTAGAACATAAAACGTGGGACAGACACCCTGATATGCGACAATTATATAGGAATCCACAATTTGCCCGCTATATGTGGATAGGACAGCAATTGGGATTAAATCCACAAGGAATTGCTTATGATGGTTTGTGGAGTCGTGCAACTGTACCAACCGGTAAGAAATTTGAGGACTTGTTCTTACGCAGACTAATCACAGTTAATCAGCATTTTATAGATCAAACAGGAGAATATCTAGCACAAGATGTAAATGAAGCAGCGTCTCTTCCAGCAATAACTAAGTCTATAGATTGGACCTGCCCAAATTGTGGAGTATATGATTTGTGTGAGAGCGACAGTTTCGGAGAAGACTATGATTTTATCCTGTCAACCAAGTATAAGAAACGAGAAAGGACTCCAGCTTTTGAGACTGAGGTATCATAGTGATTGAATGGTATCATGTACCTTTGTTGATTGTTAGTGCATGGATTGCATTGGTAGTACTTACAGTATTATTGCTTACAGCTGTAGAAACAGCAACCCGAATATTTGATTTCATGCTCAATAGACCACACAAATGGTGATTAAATTTAAGTTTAGGCTAGACCCTACAGATACGTCAGATGAAATGAATATAACTGCGTTTCAGATAGCTCCCAATTTTGGAGTACAGAAGATCGCAGTGGCTTATCTACTCTTTAACAGGTTAGTAAACAAAGATGACTACCAAGTAGTGGCAGCTATGTCAAACGAGGAACAACAGGAAGTGTTAGTTCAGTTGTTTGAAAGTATAAATGAGAGTAAAGTCTGGATGAATTTCTCAAGGAATTAAAGTAAATGAAAATAAAAACTGGCCCAAAAACTGTAGAAGAAGCCTTGCTAATAGCTATCATGGTCAGTGAAGCTACAAGCAATGGCAACAAAGTAACACCAGTAGCATTAGAAGCTGCAATTACATTGTGTGATTGTAGAGTGGAAGGTTTTGATGTTAAAATGCCATTTGACGAGTTTAGTAGCCTTCTGACAGAAGTTCTTAAAGAGCTAGCTAATCCTATTCCTGACGTATTTACTCGATGAAACCGATGGTATTAACCCCTCAGTCAGTGCGTAAATTGGGCGGTATTGATGTATTTCCAGTCAGTGCGTCACAGGTCCAAGGTACTTGTCTATTACTTGTGTCACGAGGCGGTGGTGGAAAGACTACGTTAGCAGCTACAGTATGTGATAGTGAATTTGTACCACATGATCAAAAGAACCTCTATTTAGATATAGAAGGTAATATACAATCAATCAGACATCGTACAGATTGTGAGTTTGTACCAATAGCAGATTGGGACAAGTTTGAAGTAGTAGTCGATGCAGTAATAGCTGGTGAAACACGCGGTCATTATCATACAATTACTGTAGATAACATTAGTGAATTGATAGACATTAAAATTCGTGATGTATTTGGTACAGACAAATTAGATATAGAAGAACAAGTATCATGGCCTCAATGGAATAGAGTCACTCGTGATGTTTTAGCTAAAATACGTGACCTAAGAAACGTATCTCGTCGTGATGGTATAAACATCATATTCACGGCGTGGGATATGGCCGATAAAAAGAAGCCTTACTACGCTACGATCCAAGCAAATCCAGCACTCTACGACAAAATACCAGGAATTTTGCCATTTATAGGTTATATTGAGACCGATGAAAAAGATCAGTCTAGAGTTTTGCATTTTGAGTATAGTAACAAGCATGTCAGCAAGTGGCAATGCAGCCCATCAGACGCTGCTGCCACTGTACCTCTTACTTTCGTAATAGATATAGCAAATGGCCCACACTTGGGTACCGTGATAGACGTTGTAAGGGGAGACAAAAAATGGCCGAAGTAAAGCCTGCTGAGTCTCGCTGTCCAGTGTGTGGCAGCTATGACACAGATAATTGGAGAGGCTTGCAGTATTCACCAGACGTAGGATTCTTAAGACTTTGGATATGTAATGCTTGTCCAGCAGAATATCGTGATTATTGGACGTTTAACAGAACAGAAATGATAGAAAGGAGTAAGCCTTGGCCTACGTAACACAATGTTAGATTATGAATTCTTAAATTGGATGGCAGACAGACTTGTATATAAATATGGTGAATCATCGAATATAGATTTTGTCATGAGACTTCGTGATATACCAGATGGAATAAAGCGATTAGAACAAGAACAGGCGTTTCATAATAAGTTTGCGGAAGGGGGGTGATATAGTTGCTTGTGTGAGGCCAGAGCTCTAACTCTAACTCTAACTCTAACTCTGACGTAAAACAAGAAAGGATAACAAGAACCATGGTTACTGTAAATACACAAGGCGTAGCGACAGGTTTTAAGCCAGTAGCAGAACCCGATTGGTATGATGCAGTACTAACTGGTTGTAAATCAGTCGATAGTGCTGGTAAAAAGGGCGAAGCTGGTGCTACACTAGAATTCACTATCGAAGACCCACGCGAGGACGGCCACAAGTGTTGGAGATTCTATAGCCTTAGTGCTAAAGCACTGCCGTACATCAAGGGTGCAGCGGTAGAGCTAGGTGCCGATCCAACTGTACTAGAGGGACCATGGGACACCGACGACTTGTTTCCACCGTTGTATGGAACGAAGTGCAGGATTCTTGTGCGACATCGTGATTATGAAGGTGAAACACAGGATGATGTGAAAGCAGTAAGGTCACGTGACAGCGTAGCAGCAACAGGTAAAGCCAAGAAAGGTGGAAGCTGGTAAGATAGATAACCAGGCTGTAGCAAGCAGTAACGAGTGTGAGCTACAGGGCTCCCTTCTGGCCCTGGTGACTAGACGCTTGCAAACTAGGTAGCGCACACTGGCCTGGTTAAATTAAAAGGGGAAAGCTTATATAATGCGTGAAGGCATGATTCCAATAAAAGCTGGTGTACATCCAGTGGGTGAAGGTTCACAAGCCATACATGAGTTTCCTAATAGCTATGGGGCGAGCGTTATATGCAATCCATGGTCGTATGGTGGTAAAGAAGGATTGTACGAATTAGCAGTTCTTCACGATGGACAACTATGTTATGCAACATCAGTAACACATGATGTAGAGGGGAACCTTACTGAAGAAGACGTTTTTGTGCTTCTTAATCAAATAGCAGATTTATTGCCTAATAGTAAATGTACACATAAGCATAAGTGGGAGAACGAATGAATTTAGCTGGATTGCTAAGTGCATTTTTTAGCAACTCAACAAGAGGAATGGATGATCCACACACTGCAATTAGGGGTGGTCCTACACCAAAGAAGATACGCAAGCGTAGCAGTTATCCGATGTCAATAGTTTCGCATGTTGGTAGACACGCAGTTAAAGATGCAAGGATTATAAAAGGATGAGAGTACAAGTTACACAAGAAGACATTATCGCTGGACGTAACGCACGTGGGCCTGGTAACAAAGATTATGAATGCCAATGTCCAGTAGCTTTAGCAATAGCTCGTGCATTAGATACTACACTAGCACATACCACTGCTTATTTAGTTACAGCCCTAAAGCGTAATTGGCATCTTCCACTAGAGGTAACACATTTCATTCGTGAATTTGATTCTACTGGTAAAGGTGAACCATTTGAGTTTGATCTTGTCTAATAGAACACAGTGGCCTTTAATTACACCATCACAGTTTGCTGTAGCGCAAGTTGTAAGAATTTCAATAAAAGACCCGAATAAATCAGATAAAGAAATAGTCCAAATGTTTCTAAAATTCAACATTAATAAGCATGATTATGCATAAATATTGGTATTTTATTTATGAACTATACTGTCCAATTTGTGCTAGTAGTAGGATCACTAGAGAACGTAGATACGATGAGCGACCACTAGATTATTGGAGTCGCCATGAAATTAAAGAAGCGTGGGATTATTGCGGTGCTTTATGATGCGCGCTAATCATGGAAACAATCGACTTTCTAAACAAGGTAGTAACGACCCCACAAGGCTATTTTGTATTAGCAACCTATGACGGTAATTGGAAGGAACAATGGTATGAGTGGCCAAAAGACGTTCCCTCAATTATCAATGAGGCAGCAATTGTTGAATGTGATTGCTACTTTAGCTCGTATCTCTTTGACTCTCCTAGGTCGCTTAAAGCTAACACACTTCCTTCCAAGACGATTCAAGCTGATCTTGATAACGCTGACATACTCACACTCGAACTTAGTCCATCTATATTGGTACAAACCTCTAGGGCTAGACACCAAGGATATTGGTTATTGGGTGAATCACTTGACTTGGAGGCGCACGAAAGACTTAGTAAAAAGATAACATATGGAATTCCAGAATGTGACCATAGCGGTTGGGCAGTTGGTAGAAAGGTACGTTTACCAAATACGAACAATTGTAAATATGGTGACAAGCAGCGTGTAACTGTAGCTCACGTGTCTGACAAAATATATACGAGAGGTGAATTAGAACTAGGATTTATAACAAATGAAGTAGAAGTTAACGGCGAGATAGGTGATGAAGAATTTATATACTATCCAGACCAAGAATTTACAGTAGGACCACAAGAGTTTCTAGAAAACGTAAGAGATAACTTACCACCCAAGGTGGTAGCTCAATACAATGTTGTTGCAGAGGATAGAAGTGCGGCATTATGGGCGTTGGAATGTGCATTATTTAGGGCTGGGCTCAATAAATACGAGGTCTATTATTTAGCCAAGAATTGTGCAAACAACAAGTTTGCATCACTTAAGATCAACGCAAGTCGAGAGCTAGCTAAAGACGTACTACGTGCTGAACGTGCTGGAGTATATGATCCAAAGAGTGCAATAACCGCCATTAGACAAATGAAGCTAGGTGTAGTAGAAAAGAAGTTAGCAATAAAGGATACATCAATAGCCATCATGAAGGCTAGTGGAACTTTTGCACGTGGAAAAGATACAGTTGGCTGGTATGTACATCAAGGTAAGCCAATACCAATAGCACCAAAGAGTAGTGAATTGACTGCATTCTTAGAAAACACTCTTGGCCTTAATTACACAGAACCAGAACAGCACTATGTATTGAGTGGACTAATAAGCTATGCAGCAGCATTGCCACCAGTAGCCACGATAGGGGCGCTATCTCATTATGACATAGCAACCAATACCCTTTACTTGCATACTGGCAGGAAACAAGTGCTACAGATAAGTGCTAAAGGAATAAGTCATGTATTAAATGGTTCTAATGGACTGATTTTTCCTTGGCATTTATCGTTTGAGCCTTTCGTGCCTCTTGCCAGTGATATTAACTGGGCCCAAGCCCTGTTTGGAGATTCACTATCAGACGTGATAGGTTTAAGCTATGAAGAATCACTAGCTCTCCTGCGCGTGTGGTTGCTATTCATTCTGTTTAGAGATTTAGCCGAAGCACGCCCAATCCTTGCTATATTTGGCCAGCCAGGTAGTGGTAAGAGTGCTATGCTGAGACGTGTATTTGCTGTATTTTATGGCACAGAAAAGAAGATAGGAGGTATAAGTAGTTCTAATGATTTTGATACGCAAACATCTAATTTTCCTTTTGTGGTATTTGATAATGTGGATACTTGGGAAGGATGGCTTCCAGATAGACTCGCTCAAGTCGTCAATAATACTGACATTGACAGACGAAAGCTTTATACCGACAACGAAATTTACAGTGTTAAACGGCAAGCGATGGTTGCACTTACTGCCCACGATCCAAAGTTCGGACGTGCAGATGTAGTAGATAGATTATTGATACTTAGCTTAACTCGTATTCCTGAGTTCAAAGATGAAGCATCTATGTACCGTGAAGTTCTAGAGAAAAGAAACTATATCTGGGGAGCAATAATAGATGATATACTAACAATAGTAAAGACTCCGCGATTCGTTGACAATAGTCTTCAATTTAGAATTCAAGACTTTGCAACAATTGGTCTATGGATATCGCGTGCCCTGAATATAGAGGCTCAATTTAGATCTAGCATCACTTCAATAAGACACGAGCAAAAAGCTTTTATTTTAGAAGATGAAGCGTTGTTAGTTGATGCTCTGCATCGTGCGATGGCACGCAACAAAGTCACCAATGAATGGAGTAGTATAACAGATATATGGTCTGAATTAGAGTTAATTTCACAAGACCCAATGGGTTTCTCGAAGAAGTATAGAAACGCGACTATATTAGCGCGCAAGTTACACACTTTGCAGGATGCACTAAATACAGTGTTCGAGGTAAGATGGCAAGATAGCGATGACAGACGATTATGGTGGATAGGAAGTAAGGAGTAGATAGAAAATGGCTCAGAAAAAAGAAAAGCAGCTTGTTATTGGAATAGAACCAGCATTCTTTGACTTGGTTCGTAGAGTGGACAAAGGTAATACTGCCCAGTATGTCCGTGATCTAATAGTGACTGATCTAGCTAGTCGCGGTCTTATAACAGAAAAGGTCTTCAAGGAGATATACGGTCTACATGAAAGTGCGACAACAGTCTAATTTGATAAGAATATATGATGGCAATGATGAACTTGTGTTAATTTTAACAAAGAGAGAAGCAAGAGAACTAGCCGAACAACTGATGTGTGTTTGCAAACGTCATAAAGCTCCACTTGAGGAAGTGTTGAATTATCATGAGAGAAATTATAGTGCTCGATGGATTGCAAAGAAGTATGGTGTGTCTCACATGACAATATCGCGAATGATAAGTGCAAAATGAAAATGTTTATATGGGATCAAGAATTCTTGCGTGATTATTCGTCAGGTATAGGCGTGGCTGTTGCTGAAACAGTGGAAGAAGCTAGAGATTTAATACTAGAATCCTGTAAGGTTTACGATGAAGAAATACTTGGAATAGATTTTTCTAATTTAGATTATGAATGTACCTATAGTAGACACTACCAAGCACAAATAGATCTAGTTGCCCCACCAGATAAGATATTAGATTTACCAGCAGCAGTCCATAAATTCGGTGGTGCTTAATGTATCAAGGCCCACAATGTTGTCCTGGAGGTGTTCGCGGTTATGGTAATACTGATAATGGAATTGTTTTCGTTGGTATTGCTCCTGGCAGGGACGAATATAATACTTCTGGTAAGCCATTTACAGGGCCAGCAGGTAAACTATTGGATAATATTTTGGCTGCTGTTGACTGGCCTCGTGATAAGTGTTACGCTACTAATGTCTGTTGTCAATGGAACGATAGCCCAGAAGCTTCTGAAATAGAAGTTTGTTGGCCTAGGTTTCAGCGTGAGTTAGATGAAATTCAACCTAAACTTGTGATTACTCTCGGAGATATTCCATGTCAGGCTTTATTACATAAACAACTTAAGGATGTAAGGGGCCTGCCAATTAAAACTGGTAACTGGATCACTATGCCAACGTATCATCCCGCTGCTATCTTGCACGATACTACTAATGAACGAATACCAGCACTAATAGTACGTGATTTACAAAAAATACCATCTTTACTAAATTGGCAAGAGCATCCCCCAATTGATTGGCGTGTTGCACGATCTATAGATGAAGCTCAAACTATGTTGGATAGCCTACAGGGTTTGGTCTCATTAGATATAGAGACTACAAACAAACCAGCAGACGAAGATGAAACTGACATTTGGACTGATAGACTAATTTGCATTGGACTTTACGACGGCCGTGGCCCCGCGTGCATCGTCCCAGTAGAGTATGCAATGGAGCTTAACTGGCCAACTAACGTAGAATGGCTTGGTCATAACGCTTGCTTGTTTGATCGTAATGGTCTAAGAAAGTACATTGGAGTTGATTTAACTTTTAAGCACGACACGATGTACCAATCTTATACCCTAAACGAGCAAACAGGCATACATAGGTTGGAGAGTTTATCAGCAGAATATTGTGGAGCTGGACAGTACAAAGATGAGACGAGAGAATTCTATAAGCATCATAAAACTCCACCACGCGAAGCTAACTATAAACGTTGTGCATACGATGTAGTATTTACTCATGAATTGCATCACACCCTAAAACAAAAGCAAATAGATGATAATGTTTATGATGTCTACAATAAGTTAATGATTCCAGGTGCTAAAATGGCAGCAGAAGCACAGTGGTATGGAATGGCAGTTGATACTAAAGCAATGGGAGAACTACTAGTAGACTGGTTGCCACGTAAGAAGCGTATGGAGGAACGCCTACAAGAGTTAGCAAATGAGGTTGGCTTCAAAGGTATATATAATCCAGCTAGTAATCAACAAACAGCAAACGTACTATTTGACTTGATGAAATATAAACCAGTAAAGAAAACAAAAACAGGTAATTCCGTTGATCGTGAAGTGTTAGATACTTTTGACATAGAATTTGTTGATCTTGTATTGGATCATCGTGAGTTAAACAAGGCTATTGGCACGTATATTACTGGTGTATGGGATGATATTAAGGATGATAAACGACTCCATGCAATACCAGTATTGCACAGCACTAGAACAGGTAGATGGTCGTTTAAAAATCCACCTATGCACCAAATTCCGCGAGATAAAGTTAAAGGCCATCCAATTGGTTTAGTGCGTAAAATTTTTGTCCCGACTAATGATGATTATGTTTTACTTGAGGCTGATTATCAACAGATAGAAATTTGGATTGGTGCGACCTTTTCAGAATGTCCAACTATGTTTGCCGATTTAGCCAACAACTATCACAGTGTAATTGCTATGGATGTGTTAGGAGCAAGCCCTACTGATAATGATTGGGAAGATAAACGTATTAATGCTAAGAAGATTACATTTGGCAAGATGTATCGTGAAGGTATAGATAAGCTATCGAAAAAGCGTGTTGGTATAGGATGCACAAAAGCGGAAGCAGCCGCATTTAGTGCTAGATGGGATGTGCATAATAGAGAGTTCATAGAGTGGCAGAAGAAAATAGACAAAGAGGTTATGGCTAATGGAGAATTGGTTTCGCCGTTCGACCGCAAACGTAGGTTTCCTATCGTTATGTCTCATAGACAATTGCGTCAAGCGGTCAATTTTCCGATCCAGTCCACGGCGTCTGATTATACACTTTCTAGTGCTTTACGCATCCATAATTTGTTGGGTAATTTTAACAGCCATATTTTACTCCTTATTCATGATAGTATTTTGATGGAGGTTAATAGGAAATATCTACAGCAAGTGATGGATCTAACAAGAGAGGTTATGGAAACGCAATGGATATCTTGGATTCCTAGTATCAAAGTAGACATGAAAGTTGGAAGCAACTGGTATGAAGCACATTCTCCGACCGAAGGAGATTTGGAGCTTATAGCGTGAGTAAATCTACATACAGGTATGCATTACGAGTGCCTAGCGATCTAGCTAGACAACTAAGAGATTTGGCTGAGAAAAATAGAAGAAGTATGAATAAAGAAATTACAGTAGCAATTGAGGATTGGATAGTGAGAAATTTGTCTTTTACTTATAATTTACATTTATGAAAGGGTGTGGGTGTGTTTTATTAACCATGATTGGAATTGTGATATTTATGGCATTTTATATTTCATGGCTATTTGGATGATTCTAGCTCTGGATTTAACTGCTAAAGAGTTAAATTTACTTAGAGAAAGGTTTTATTGGCATGTAACAAAAACTGATTTATGTTGGTTATATCATGGTTCTATGCGAGAAGGATATGGGAGACTATATGTAAAAAGAAAATGGATATCTGCTCATATTCTTGCCTATGAATTAGATTATGGCCCAATTCCAATAGGAAAACAGTTAAACCATAAATGCAATACCGAGAATTGTGTTAGAATTGACGAGCAACATGTGTATGTAGGAACAGCTAAAGAGAACACCACAGATGCAAGAATAGCAAATAAAGGATGGTGGTACCCAAGAGGCAAATTTTCAAAGGAAGAAATAAAGAAGATACGATCCATATATATAGCTGGACATCGACAATATGGAGTCCTACCATTATCAAGGCTATACAATGTAAGTGAAAGTACCATGTTTAATATAGTGAAAAACAGATCATGGTTGTTTTAGCCCTCGACCCTGGACTTACGATGGGTGCTGCAAAGAATGACAATGGTGATATACATACGTGCGTGGTCAAGGAACACCAGCATCAGTGGTTGGCTGATAATATAAGATTTGCCGATGTAATCGTTGTGGAACAGTTCAAGCCTTTCGGAACTACAATCGACAAATACGGTCTATATACTGTAGAGCTGGTGGGAGCTATATGTGCACTTGCACACTACTTTGGAGTAAAGTGTATTAGACATATGCCAGGAGATAGAAAGCCTATGCAACAAAGAGCACACGATCATCTTAAAGGTTTGAAAACTAAGTTTATGGTCCATGAAGTTGATGCCTTGGCTCATTTATTTTATTACGAGGCTACAGGAAAATGAAAGCACAAGCACTTATAGGTCGTGAAACAGACGGAATGAATCGACAGTCAATTAAGGTTGGAGATAAAGTAAAACTTACACGCAGCAACAAATGGCATACGATTGAACGTATAGAGGTCTTGACACCACTTCCTGCTATGGGGGATAGATTTATGGATGTTGTATGCCATTTTGATAATGGTACATCTGACGTTTGGTATCACATAATCGAGGTTGCAGTACGTGATTAAGAATGATACTTGGATACGAGAACAAGTTCTCACTAATCGCATGATTAGTCCTTTTGTGGATTACGATGAGTGTCCAAAAGGTGTCATTAGTTATGGTTTAGATAGCTATGGATATGATGTTAGATTAGGTAATACATTTGAAATATTTCAGCCTGATTATATCCACACTTCAGAGATTGATCCTAAAAACAATGGATATAGATATACAGCGTCATTTGTTGGAGAGATATGCTTAATTCCACCACATGCATTTGTACTTGCTCGTAGTGTGGAATATTTTCGCATTCCTAGAAGCGTGCGTGTACTGTGTATTGGAAAGAGTACATATGCACGCTGTGCAATCATAGCAAATGTTACTCCACTAGAACCAGAATGGGAGGGTGTAATAACAATAGAAATTACAAATACTACACAACTACCCGCACGTGTTTATGCCAACGAGGGTATTATATCACTTTGCTTTTTTGAGTCTGATAGTGTATGTGAAAGGAGCTACGCTGATAAACATGGAAAATATCAATCCACAACTGGAATCACTCCCGCAAGAGTTTAACTTTAGAATGACTAATTATTATGGCATGACAGTTGCTGCTGGTGGGGATTATTCTGGTATAGCACAATGCAGATTTGCAGCTCTGGTGGTATTTGAGGCCAATCATAACGCAACTCTGTTGGAAATAAAAAGAGGGATATCTGTAATAGCAATTATAAGGAAATGAAATGCCTGTTAGATATAAGGTACGCATACTAAATACTGCTAACACTCTGCTCTTTGAAACCAATGATTTCAATGCCTTAAACTATAGTAGAACCATCAACGGCTTTGGGTCACATACAATTAGCTTTCATGCTAATTCCATGCCTGATCCAGAAATAACATTGGCACCAGACAACTTTATTGAAGTACATCGTAGTGATCTTGCTGCTGGTATAGCTGAATACTTAGATTATAGTGGCTTCCATCGCACATTACAACGTACAATATCTGCACGAGGATTAAAGCTATATACTAGCTATGGTAGGACTTATGAAGATTTATTAAATAGACGATCTATTCTATATAAAGTCACCCATGCACGTGCCACAAAGTCAGGACCAGCAGAAACTGTAATAAAGTCATTTGTAGACGAGAATGCTGGTCCAAATGCATTAGTAAGTGGAGGTAGATTACAAGATGGTATAACGCCAGGGCTAGTTATTTCACCAGACGTTGGCACAGGAGACACATGGAATGGTTCCGTGTCTTATCAAAACTTACTTGACGTGCTTAGAAAGATTACAGAAGCTACTGGTGTATTCTTTTGGATAACTAAAGATGGTATAATATTCACATTTCAATGTAGTAGCACGTTTGCATCCGACAGATCAACTCAACAATCAGTATTACCACCTGTAATATTTAGTACAGGTTTTGGTAACATGGTTAATCCAAACTTCATCGTAAGTCGCACGGAGGAAGTCAATAGCATAATAGTATTGGGTCAAGGACAAGACTTAGCTCGTGCAGTTGAAATACGTGATAATTTGACAGCACAAGGATTAAGTCCTTGGAATAAAATAGAGAAAACGCACGATGCACGCAATAGTAGTACAGTAACAGCATTACAATTAGAAGGAGATTCAGAGCTAATTACATTAGCAGCTAAGGATAATTGCTCATTTGAGGTGTTACAAACTGGTGGTTCTCGTTATGGACGTGATTACTTCTTTGGCGATATAACAACATTTAAATTTGATGAAAGGGAGGATCATAATAAGAGACTAGTTGAAGCCTCAGTACACGTAGCAGAAGGTAAAGAGAAAATCACTTTCCAACATAGTGATACATCAACAGACCCAGATTCGTTGCGTCAAATACTCATGAATATCAATAGCAGGCTAAGATCTATAGAAGTAAGACAGGATTTATCTCCACCATGATCGGAGTAACTTCAATGAGCCCAAGAGAGCGAGAGGCAATACGAGAACGTTATATAAAAGCTAAAGAACAAATGCCAGAACACATAAATGCTGCTAAACGTGTACATTTGCAGCGAACTGACTATGACTGGTGGTGGACAGGATACGGGAAAGACGAGTCATGTCAAATAGAAGGTACAGCAAATCACTGGCGGTGGCTAGCCATGATAATATTAGGATTAGTTGATCCAATAGAGCATCCGTATTCAGAGGATAAAGAGACTCCAGAAGTAGTATTAAACCTGCTTGATGAATTGAACACTTTGTCTGTAGCCAATAGGGGGCAATTATGACAAAGACACAAGGGTATGCAATAGGTATAGTAGGATTTGTGGTTCTGGGCATTGCATTCGTGATAGAAAAGGTGATAATGCTAACGAGGCCAGTGATTTGTGGATAACATATTAGATTTAAGAGACTACAATTCTCTTGAGCTGGCTGTTCAGCTAGAAACACTAGCACTACAAGCATGGGCTTTACTAGGTACTAAGGAAGCTGCGCTAAATCTACTAGAAAAGTCACAAAAGTATGCAGACATACACGGTGAAACTTGGATTGATGCAATAAAAATGAATATTGAACGTGTTAAAGAAGGGTTGAATCCAATTGGAAACAAGAATGAAGATTGGACATTTTTAGGTGTCGTCCAGCTTTGAACCAACTAATAGACAGCTACTTGCTGCCACACGTGGCTGTTGGAGTGTAGGTCCATTATACAGTGACATATACGGTGATATATGGTATATAAACGAACAAATACATTTAGAATCAAGAATAAGGAGGCTGCTTGTTGCCTTAATCTTCAAATATCCAGCTTGTATATCGTTTGAGGATATAGACATAGATTATACTATTATGTTGAAAAGGGTATGGATATTGCGAAAGGTATTACCAAAGGGATTTACCATACACAACGTGCCAAAGGGCAACTACAGATTGGTATATAACGGATGAATTTAGGCCCAGATACATCAATAGTCATTAATGAACAGGGTGGCTCTCAATCTGAATTGCACTTTGCATTTACGGAACTAGACGCAAGTGCTATGTTTCGATTGGCTAATATCTTATATACAGGACGTGAAAAGTATGGCAAAGGCAACTGGCGTAAGATATCAGTGGATGACCACTTAGACCATGCTATGACACATATATTCGCTTACTTATCTGGCAATAAAGAAGATGACCATTTAGGGCATGCGTTTTGTAGACTTATGTTTGCAGTAGCTTTAGCTTAACACGTTCCGGTACGTGTTGATCTGCACCTATGTCTGATTTACCGTCAGCTATACCTGCTGGCAATTCTCTATGTTCTGGGAAGTAATATGGAACACCTTGGCAGTAATTCTTAATGTAATAAGCTGCCGCTTCTATTTGTGCATCGGTAATTGTATCGCCCAGTTTAGCTTGAGCAAACTCTATAGCTAGATAGTCTCGGCTATGCATTCGTGCATTCCAACCCCATTTGTCAGATGGACCATGTATCGCAACTACATTGTTGCCTATAGTTGCATTCCATCCTAATCCTGCCGCACCATTCTTAACATAATTAACAGTAACTTCAAATTCTTTATTTACATCCCATGATTGGCCACTACGTGTAGAATGAAATATAATACCTTGAGGTGGGTGTGCAAACGTGTGCAACACGTTACCAGGTACGTATAATACAGTAGGCGTAATTCCTACTGTCCCCCAAAAGGGCCGTAATACTCCAAGTCACCAAGTTCACCATCGCTACCAGTAGCGTTACTACAATAATAGTAGCCTAACGAACCCCACACTTCTTCTAGCGTAGTACCATTTTGATTAGTTGTAAATCTACTATCACGATTAGCCTGATCACCCTTACTTAGTACATAATCCCACAAACCTTGTCCGACGTTTAATCCAGCCATTTTGCCCTCCATTAGCTTGTAAGTCGCTTGCTTGAACACACTATATGCTTCTGGTCGCTCAATAAGTCCATAATCAGGGTGCATTACGTTTGACCAACAAAAGTGACAGGCACCTTTAACGCTAGGATGACTTGCTATATCATACGCTGTTTCAGCCCATGGAAACTCAGTTACCCATAAGTCTAAATGCGGCGCCGCGTCTTTGTAGACATCTATCAGGATGTCGCCGTAGAAGTGCGCCGCGATTGCGTCCAGTACCGTCAGATCAAGGCCATTTAGCCACGCTGGGGCGCCTGTCACGAGTCCTGGACCGATTAGGTAGGCGTGAGGCAAAGCGAGCCGCACAGCGCGTATTAGATCGTTTATCTCGTCATGAGTCTGGTACCACGACGCCTCACCATCAGGATTGTCAGTCTCGTTACCAATCTGCCAGTAGTCCAATGGTAAATGTATATATTGATTGAAGTCACCACTTTCACGAGCAAGTACACCTAATACTTTAATATCACGGCTACGGCACGCAGTTATCCAGGGTATTATTAAATGGTCGTCAGGCTTTAGCACAGTGCGTACTACTTTAGCACCGCTAGCAGCTACATCGCGTGCAAGTGCACGCATGTTAGTCCAATGCCTATGATCTACATTAGTTCCTAACAACTAATCTTTGCCTCTACGTGCTTCTTCTGGGGGGCGACGTACTGATGGTAAAATACCAGCTAGTACAGACAATACAGGCAGTATTACCTTAAACCATTCTGCCACAATTGGGCTTATCCCTAAATTAGCGGCAGGTGTATTCAAGATAACACCCACTGCTACGCTTGCTAGTGAGACTCCTACAGCTAGTCCATACTGTATTGAATAGGTCATCTTCCGTTTCCTTTCACTGCTCGTCTTATTTCTTCTAAAACTTCCTTGCGTTCTTGTACTTGAGTGGTTGACAACTCCTTTACGCTTGCTGCAAGTTCGTGCATAGCAGTTGCAGCTTCGCGTGTTGACATAGCTGCTTCCATAGTTGCTTTAGTGCCTTCTTTTACCATATCGGCATAAGTATTAGACTGCTTTTCCATTGTAATATTATGTTGCTCTTGTATTTTTATACGTTCTTCTCTTGCCTGTCCAAGTTGAAACCATAACAATATGGCAAGAATACCTATTGCACCAAAGTTAAGTAATGGAGCTAGAACTGTACTCATAAATTCTGGTGTCACTCTAGTAGTACCTGTACGAACACAATATAACCATCACGTTGTGCTACTCCTATTGCTATTCTTGTGAACCGATTGTCTACAAGGATATTGTGGTGTTCTGGGCTGTTAGTTAGGGCCTCAAATGCACCTTCTACAGTCATAGAGCCAACTATAGTTTCAGCATATAAAGCGCCTTCGTGTGAAAAGAGTGGACCTGATTGTGCTTCTGCTCTAGCATTTGCGTAGTCTAGCATACTGTAATCAAACTGTAACGGCTCTTCACGTATGCTATTAACCAGCATTAACATTGCTAAAGCTAGGCAAAGCACTTTTCTTCTCTATTGCGGAGCACGCTTCTCCGCCTGAATTTAATAGTACCTGTAAGTCATCTCTATGCAACCAGAACTTACCTTTCTGCCCCCATTGTAGGCCCCAACTATTTATACATCTAAATGCGTTGCGTACCGCAGAATAACCACATGCCACGTAAGCATGACCACCCATTATAGGACCAACTGGATACACCCAACCATTTACGTCTGGATTCATCATACCTTGATGCCACGCTGAGCCTAATACGGCGGGTCCACGCATTAGCACAAAGTCACGTATAACATCTACGCTATAGCCCCAAACGTATTCGCTCAAATAACTACGATTATTTAAGACTTTAGCTCCAGCACGCACGCTAGTGCCGTCATAACTCTCACCAGGCCATTCATCTATGTATTGTGCTTCTCTGTATATATCGGTGCCATTAGGCCCCACTAGTGTGCGACGTGGTGTAGTCTGTAGAAACTGTTTCCAAGCGTATCCAACGCAGTGCGGATAGCTACCTTGATTAAGCACAGGACCAGTTATCCAGAACATCTTAGTTCTAGTAGCTATTAACGATGGCATTGCATGTAGTCGATCACGTTGATCAATTGCTTCTAGTCTACCAAATTCAGGCATTATGATAATGTCCCCAATCGTACAATCTGTAGCATTGGTGCTGCGGGAGCGTCACCTCTTGCATCTAATGGACCACCACTAGCTTGTTGAACTTGTATTTCAAAATAATCTCCAACGGCAGCATTATAAATTGTACTTAATGCGTGTGTTGTAAAGCCAGTTGTGGCTGGTTCCATTTCGGATTTAGCAATTTGATTTGCACCATTTAATAATATAAAACATTGCCGCAGACCAGTTGTATTTGCAGCCCACTGCATATTTGCAATTATCAAATAGACACCAGCCATATCTGATGGAATAGTCATTCGACTAGTAGTACTATGAAATCCATTTGTATCAAAATCTTCTGAATTAAGTGCTAATACGGTAATCGTACTATTTGCAATAGATTGGGAGACATTATGATATGCCCTTGCACACGGCACTATTTCACGACTAGTGGTTAAAAAATCGCGTTCATCCGTTATTGTTATCACACCACCAGTTGTAATACTAGCTTGACAAATTGGCATATCCCACGTTGTGCCAGCAGTTTGTGTTATAGCTGGTGCACCGCCACCTTCTGTACCAGCTATACGTGTAATACGTACAGTTTGTGCCGCCCATCCTTTACGTGCAACTATTCTATCTATTCTTGTAGATGCAGCAGGTGTAGGAATAACTACTGATACAGCAGAGTCGTTTTCGTACCAGTTACCATATACTAACGCACGACCAGTACCTATACTAACTGGGCTAGCTGCCCCCGTAGGCACCAATTCATTTAATTCATCAGTAAATACATAACTGCGATCTGTCGGTATACCATTAGCTTGACTAATTGACATTAATACTTGTGCAAATTCTGTACCAGCATCATACGGTGCTATTGTAGCATCGCCTGTAGCTGTACCATCCCAGAAGCGACTGCGTTCCGTCATTTCACATTCCTATGTAGCGATCGCGCCAAAACATGAATACACTTGTGCTACCGCCAGCACCAGCAAATGTAAATGTTAAATTATTAACTCCATTATTTGCGCCTGGATGCGGTTCCAAGTGAAATGTGTCTAGATCGCTGTCTAGTGTTAGGCATCCAATTTTATTGGTATCAGCACCCAGTATTACGGTCTTAGCACCATATGTAAGAGTTATAGTTATGTTTTCACCAGCTAAAACTTGACAGGCAAGCGTTAAGTGTTCACCAGTAGTATTGTTTGTTACAGTAAAACTATCAAATGGGCCACTAACTATAAATTGTGGGTATTCAGGCCAAGTGCCATTATATGTAAAGTTGCTACTCGAATTGGTTGCACTAAACTGAATTGGAAATGTAATAGGAAAAAGAAGTTGTGACGCTGTTGCAACATATGTAAATTGATTCAATGTAGGATTATAGAATATGGGGTTAAACGCAATGAATCGTAGCACTTCTTGCCACGACCACTCAGCCCACTGACGTGGATTGCGTGCTACAAACGCAGGACCATCCTGTATAAGGCAATCTATACTTCTAAACGTACCATCGCTTTGGCACCATCTTAAAGTACCCATGTTTAACGAGTTTAAACCCTGTCTATTAGGTCTAATGCGCTCTAGTAACTCAGCACGGCTGGCCCAATAATCGGTTCTGCTGCAATTCTTGCCACGAATTAACAATTGTATAATACGTGGTTTCAAGAAGAAATCTATTAGTGATTCACCATGCTGTGCTGGACCGCGCTGTGTAACGTACTCTATAGGTGGCATACCTGTACCTTCGTAACTCAATACGGTACGCACACCAGGCGCGTGCAAGTCGTAGTTAACAGGAACAATGGTGCCACCTGGAGTTATGTATGTTAACGATTCTACTTGCGGCATTATCGAGAACTCAACATAATAAGTGCTTGCATATCTTGACGTAACGTTACTGGACTTTGCGTCTCTGCATAATCAGCATTTACAGTGAAGTTAGTATTATTCACTACTGTACCACGATTAGTTGGTACATGAATATATGGCATTAAAATTGGTATTAGCTTTGATGCAACCATGTTAATAAATTCGTTATTTAACCCCGAGATTATCTCTTGCCCGTGTGCTTGTATTAGTTGTGGTTGACCCCACGGTCCAGGTACTATACCACCTTGTTGAAAAGCACGTGGAGCAGCTTGTCGTGGTGCACCATATGGTGTAGTTTGGGCTACCCTAGTCTGTAGATTAGTTATATTTTGTAGCTCGTCTGTCAGCCTACGATATAGATTGAGTGTAAATTCAGCTTCACTGTTAAAGCGATCAAACAAAGCGTCTATGAACGGTTGTACAGCCTCTCCACCCTTTTCATATATCTGTGGTGCTTTGATTGTAAGAGCATCCAACAAGTCGGCTAAACGTTCTTCTATAACTTTCTTATATTTGCGCACTTCATCTTCAGCATCTTTAGCTATCTCTCTCTTCTTTTCTTCTAGCGCGTCGTTAATAGCCTTAACACGTGCCTTACGTTCTTCTTCTATGCTTTGTAGGCGGCGTTCTAGTGCTTCGTGCTCTAGCTGGAAGTCTAAAGTACGCTTCTTTATGTTTTGCTGCTCAGTAAACTGTCTATCTTGTTCTTCCATCTGCTGTTTCTTGACCATTGCAGCAGCATCTTGTGATTGCTTGTACTTGATCTCAATGTCTTCTAGTCCACGCTTACGCTTTCTTTCTTCATCCTCTTGTTTTTGCCTAAATGTACGTTCCGCTGCTGCTTCTGCACGCTCACGATCACGTGTAGCTTTATCCTCTGCGCGCTTACGTTGCTTTTCTTGATCGTCTAATTGCTGCTTAAATGCTGTAAACTCTAATTCTTGCTTACGCTTTAGGGCATCTTGTGTTTTCTGGTCTGCCCCGCTCTCTTTAAGTGTGAGTAATTCGGCTTCTTGTCGATCCTTAAATTGACCAACTATTAAATCTTCCTGTCGCTTACGCCGTTCACGTTCATCATCTAGTGCATCACGCCTTGCTTGTTTCTCGTCGTCTAGTGCATCACGACTAGTTTGTGCCGCAGCGTCCTGTGCACGCGAGATAGCTGTCTCTGTATCCTCTGCAATACGTTTTCGCATCAAAGCTATACGATCGGCGTGTTGACGTTCAGCGTACTCTAAAGCATCTAAATAGCGTCTGTAAGTTAATGCTTCTTGTTCTAATGCATATTCTAAAGTATCTTTACGTTCTTGTATAACTCGCTCTAAGCTATACTGTTCATTTAAATCTCTAATAGAATCTGAGGCTTTTCTGTTAGCTTCTTCTATAGACTTAGCTGCATCAGCTATAGCCTCAGCTACACGTGTCTCAGCCTTAATAGCTATTTCTTCAAACTTGCTTATCATATTACGGTGTAATTCTAAGAAGTCTTGAAGTAGCTTATTAAGAGCCTGTTCTACATCACCAACAGCGTCACTTAACTTATCAGCAGCTTCCTTACCTGCTTTTCCTAAATCATCAATAGGACCAGGATCAGTACGTTCTACTTCCTCATTTAGTTCCTCGGCACTCTTCTTTGCATCACCAAAGCCTTGAATTAAATTATCTAAATTGAATCCACGTTCAGGAAACTGGAATGTATCAGATAAATCTATTGGTTTAGACATCAATGCACGTAGTCTATCTAATCGTGCATTTAGTTCATCAAATTTAGCACCAGTATTATCCACTACTCTACGCGTAGTAGTGCCAAATTCTTCCCACGCACCACCAACGTCACCAATCAATGCTTGTATGCGTGCGCCCGCGTCACCTATACCACGCTGCACGTTAGCACGCATACTTACTACTGCACCAGCAAATCCAGCGGCTGCATTAGCACCAGCTTGAAAGCCTCTAGCTATGCCACTAAGCACTGGTATATCAGCATCGGCAGCATTAGCTATAGCATTGCCAACACCACGTAAGAAATTACCTATAGCACGTAATGTAGCGTTAGCTATTTCAACAGTAATACGTTGTATTTCAGACCAGTTTATACTCCAACGATCAGCAGCATCAGCAGAAGCATCAGCAGTAGCACCAGTACCAGTAGCAATAGTAGCAAGTGATTGTAGTATACCTGTTGCTGCCAAGCGTGCAGCTTCACGGAAACTGCCAAATCCTGGTATTATATTGGTAATTGCTTCGTCAGAGGCACTTACTAAGAAGCCAAGTCCATCAACTATTGCTCTAAGTCCACCAATAACTGCTTCAGCCATGTCCACAGCAAAGCTACCAATAGCTTGGAAAGATGCTCCTACAGCTTGGAAGAAGGCACCAATTATTGTTCCAGTAGCACCAAATGCTTCTCCCATTATTTGGGTTATAGTTATAAGTCCAGCTACTTGAATAATAGCATTAGCAATCCACGTACTTATAGTTCTAATTACTGTAGATACTACCGTGCCGAAACTTGTCCAACGGTCTTCGGCTTCATCTGTTGGCAATGTACTTGCTAATGCTTCACCTAGTGTACCTAGAGCAGGAGCTATATCCTTAGTGATAGCATCGCGCATCGCTAACATTATATTGAGCACAGCACGTATAGCTTTTTCGACAGAACTGCCAGCTTCTACACCAGCTTTACCAAGTAGCTGGAATACTTCGCCTAAGCCCCTACCTGCTACTACATCAGTTATTGCTAATGCTATAGCGGTTAAACTCTTACGTAGGGGCTCGCCAGCCTCACTCATGAATCTAAGGCCAGCTCTAGTGGCCTCACTTAATGCTGGTATAAAGCCTTCACCGAATCTATTAGCAGCAACATCTACAGTGTTTTTGAGTATCTCAAACTGCTTTGCTAGAGGAAGTAGCATTCTTGTAGCTACTTCAGAAGCAGTTAGTCTCTGTTGAACATCAAGAAATTCTTCATATGCTGCTACAGTCTGGCCCAAGATCGCCAATACAACATTAGCACCACGTGAAGTAAATATATCCTGAATAGCGCGATTACGTTCTTGCTCCGTTATCTTTTTTGATGCAATAGCAGCAGTACCAAACCTATCTTCCAAGTCTTTTAATACATCTAGTACGGGTCGTGTTGCTTTATCGGAATCATAAAGATTGATATTATATTTAGCTAGCGCCTTACTAGCTTCACCGGATGGATTGATTAGCGATACAAACGCTTGGCGCAGACCAGTACCAGCGATGCTACCGCGAATGTTAGCATTAGCTAATACACCAAGTAGAGCAGAAAGCTGGTCTATGTCTATGCCAAGAGTAACAGCAGTTGAAGCTGCATAGGTAAATGCAACACCTAAATCTGTAAACGATGACAAGCTACGTTGTGCGGCATTCGTTAATGCATCAGCTACTATATGAGCTTGTGAAGCGTCTAAGTTAAACGCCTTAATTCCAGCAGCAACAAATTTAACCGCGTTGCCTAACCCTAATTCACCACCAGACGCAATAGTAAGATCGACTACGCTTTTAAGCGCACCACCTAGTTGTGTTTCTATTTCTACGCCGCCTTTGGCAAGCTCAAAGGCGGCAGCGCTTACTTCACGTAAATTTGTACCTGTAACTATAGAAACCTTCTCTACTTCATCACGCAGTAATTCTAATTGTTCACGTGTGGAATCAGTAACAGCAGCCACCGATTGCATGTTAGTCTGAAATTCACTAGCTATCTTAACTGAATGAACGATGATGGTAGCTAGTGCTGTAGCAGCTACTGCTTGTAATGCTACAATAGCTGTAGTAAGTATTGCGATAGGTGCAACGGCAACCTTCATTACGGTGCCTAATATACCTACACCGTGGCCTAGTACACCCAGCGCAGCACTGGCTATATGTCCAACACCGCCTAGTGCGTGTAGTCCTGCACTTATTCCTGTTGTAGCTGCTACTACTGTACGTGCACCAGCAGCAAAGGCTGTAACACCTGTTAATACTGCTGCTGCACCTACCGCTGGTAACGCCATCTATTCTACCGTTGGTTTTGACGCTTCATGACTAATGTGCTCCTCTATTGAAAGGTGTATTCTATAGTATGCTACACACCTAGCACGATCCATGCCATCTAGCTCTATCCATTCACTCCATTTATATAGATTAAATCTAGCTGCTTCTCGTGCTTCGTACTCTGGAATTAGGAAGTTGCATAGTGGCTCCATCATTATCTCTAACTGGAGCTTGTGCGGTAGCGTCCACTCGCTCAGTAGTAGACCCGCTCTCGTCACCCCGAAAGGAATCTACTGCTAGCTCCACTTCAGCAGCAACAGTACCACCACTGAGAGCAGCTATTTTGGGTATAATAATACCTTGTTCTTCCATAGTTGGTAGCAATACGTATTTGACCCAAGCTAGTTTACGGCCTGGACCGTTATCTGGTATGTCTACTTGAACGCCATCCAAGCCATATAAACTACCCTGTAATGTATCTACCCAATCGCTACTCTCTAGTGGTGGTACGTCATCAGGCAGTGATATCACAGTTATACCCAACACAAAATATGTGTTGAATACTACCTGATTCTGCTTAGTTCTATATTCGTCTAGTGCATTCTTATAATCTGGATGATTAGGATTTTCTTCTACACGGTCTTTCTCTGATATATAAACAGACGGTACCTTCGGTGGCTTAAGCCTAGCTTGTGCATCGAATACAAACTGATCTGGTACTTGTTTTAGCCTAAGCTCAACACCGTTTTGTGCTTTATAATAAGTCCTGTCTTCCATTACAGTACATCTCCTTTAATTAGAATACCATCTACACTACCTATAGCAAGACCACCCAAATATACAACATTTGAATTTCGTTCACAAACTGCTATTGAGCGTAGTAAAGCTGATGCAGGCATTGTACCCATTTCAGGTGCGATATACCAACTATTACCTCCATCAATGGTTCTATACAACATACTAATCGTTCCAGTATTTCTTGCCATATAACCGATTGTTCTATTAGCAAACACTATATATATAATTCCACCAATACCATTATTGGGAACCAGTTTTTCCGTCCATGTTATTCCAGCATTGTAGGTATAATACAATCTACCATTCTCAGAACCAACAAACCATACGTCTCTGCTTTGCATCCATATTGTATTTAAATTAAAGCCAGGAGTTGGTCCAACTATAGCAGTCCATGTTTGGCCACCGTCTCGTGTATAGACTACAGCATTACTAGTACCTACTGCCACTAGATTGAGTATGTCTATTCCATGTACACCACTAAATAATTGTGTAGTAACTGTTCCAGCACTTTGTGTAACGGGAGAGCCAGTGATATTTTCATAGAAATAGATATATCCACCAGCGCCAAATACCCACGTATGAGCAGGACTTAAACTAAAAATACGTCTTGGACTACCAGTTGGTACAGTAAGACCTGACGCATTTTCAGTCCATACTTCTGTACCAGCCAATATGCCTGCTATTGGTGCATAATGAATACTGCCCGCAGTTTGGCTTACGACAACTAGACGTTGTCCAACACATGCCAATGATGGAGAACCAGAAGCATCTTCAGAAGGAGCTAGAGTATCTATTAGAGTATCACGCCATGTTTCTCCTCCATCGCTAGTAAAAATAATTTCTCCTGGCAGTCCAGGAGAGCCGCCCGCTGAAACAGTAACAGCAAACACTATATCGCAACCACTACTAGAAAGACCACACGCTGCACACGTAATAGCATCACATATTACTACACTTCTTATTTCTTGCACAATTTGCGAGGCTGCTTTTATCTCAAATGACTGTTTTAGAATTTCGAATAGGTTTTCTCCAACCATAGGTACCACTTCGTCTACTGTAGCACGTCCACTCGGAGAAAGAGTACCAAGATCACCAGTGGTATATGATTCTATAAAAGCATTTTCTAGAACTACTATCTTTTCCCAGCCACCGTTAAAGTCGCTAGGATTATTACAGTTCCCCATATGTATTTGTAGATCAAATGGACATCCAGTTCGTGCCAATTGTAATAGTTTACTTCTGTCTTGTGTATATCTAGCTGTTATTGGAATAGATGGCAGTCCTTTTGCACCACGTTCTATGCCTGTAATAATAAATTCGTTTTCACTATTCTCCACTGGAGACAACGTTGGAATTATATCGCCCTGTGGCCATGAAATTGATCCAGCCATCCAGAACCCTTCATAAGAAGGTATATTAATAGGACCAGCACGATTTTCTATTAGAAATACTCTACTATACCCAGTTTGCTGAATCACTTTATGCCGCCTTTAGAATTATTCCGTCTATTGCATTTGCACCTAGACCACCAACGAACGCCACATTAGGATCATCTTTACAAGCTGATACAGCATTAAGTCTATCGTTATCTGGAGTTGTGCCTTGACCTGACTCAGGTGCGATATACCAACTATTACCTCCATCTATAGTACGAAGAACTCTACCCAATACAGCAGCAGTGTCATGCGTCATATAACCAACAGTGTTGTTAGTGAAGCTAAGATCACGCACCACACCAGCACCACTACCAGGAAACGCTTTTTCAGTCCACGTAGTTCCACTATTCTGAGTGTAGAATAGTCTACCGCCAGCAGTACCAACCAACCACTCAGTACGAGACTTCATCCATACAGCATTCAGGTTGACTGCTGGTGCAGGTCCAGTAACGCTAACCCAAGTAGAACCCCCATTACGTGTGTAGACAACAGCATTTGAGTTACCCACCGCTACTAGATTAAGTACGTCAGTTGCGTGTGCAGCGTTGAATTGCTGAGTGGTAACATCGCCAGGACTTTGTGTTGCAGCAGTACCTGTGATATCGGAATAGAAGTAGATATATCCACCAGCACCGAATACCCATGTATGTGCTGGCGATACACTTAGAATTGCACGCGGGCCACCAGTTGGAATAGTAAGACCAGCAGTAGACTCGACCCATACTTCTGTACCAGCTAGTATATCAGCTATTGGTGCATAGTGAATGCCACCAGGTGTCTGATTGGTAACCACCAACCGTGAACCTACACATGCCAGTCTAACAGGATCCTCGGATGGTGCTAGTGTATCAATTAGAGTATCAGACCACGTAGAGCCACCGTTACGCGTAAACACTATTTCAGCAGGCAATCCAGGAGAACCACCTGCGCTAATAGTAAGTGCAAATACGATTTGACAGCCATCGCTCGCAATACCACAAGCACCACAAGTAACAGCATCGCATACAGTTATATCCAAGACCTCTTGCACGACTTGAGCTGCTGCTTGCTGTGCTACAGTTTGACGTAAAATCTCAAATGCACGCTCACCAGTAAATGGTACTTCTTCATTTATCATTGCACGATCTGCTGGCTGCAATGCACCTAGAGCACCAGTACTATAGTTTGTGATACGTGCTTTTTCTAGAACTACTATCTTTTCCCAGCCAGCATTGAAGTCACGTGGATCACCACACTGGCCCATATGTACTTGTAGATCGTTATCACAACCGATCTTAGTCAGTCGCAGCAATTCACTACGATCCATTGTATATCGTGCAGTAATTGGCATACTAGGATCACCTTGATCGCCAGCTACCTTGTCCACTACGTCGAATCGGTCGTATTGCGTTTCAGACGGTACCTTGATAGTAGTAATGTCACCCTGTGGCCATGTTAGTGGACCAGCCATCCATAGTCCCTGATACACAGGTACATAAGCTGGTCCTGCCGAATTCTGTATGACAAACACTCTTGAAAAACCTGTTTGCTGTGGTCGCCTACTCATGTCTGTTATTCTCCAATCTGCTAAAAATGGTAACACGTTCGATAGTAACGTCGTTGTATTGAACAGTACATCTAGTAGGGGCACTATTGTGCTCCATATGCTCTAATTATGTTCTCAGTGTCTACCCTCAATGCTGATTGTATAGCCGCTTGTGCATCTACACGCCTGTGGTTGATATCTTCTAACGTATACAAACGTCTGTGAAATAGTTCATTGTGCAGTCTTGTCGTAAACTGTTCTGGATAGTCCAGTAAGTCTAAACAATCTGGTGGTCCAATTAGTATTCCAAATTGGGCCATATCGTCAGGCTCGTCGTTTGGTATCTCTACCTTGAACATACGACCGCGAGAATCTGTATAAGTTACTTCACGCATGTACGTTTACTACTGCTTCACCAAGTGCTTCACGTTGTACTGCACGCCAAGCATTCACGGCACCTAATGTTGTACCAAATGGATTGTCCAATAATCGATCAGTTATTCTAAATTGCGTGCTGGCCGCTTGAGTCGAGCTACGCAGTGCAAAATCAGTTTTATAATGTGCAGTAACATTTTCAATAGAATTACACTGACAGATTGGGCGATCCATCATTGTAAGTGCATAGTAAGCTACTATACGCTCCCAATTTGAGTCCATTACTAGGACAGATTCTCTATGGCGTAATCCTGCACGATACCACACGCGTGATTTATCAGGCGTTCTGCACGCGGTGAATACTGTGCTATCAAACGCTGACACGGTAGCATTCCAATTAGCAGGATGTGCAGCTATTATACCTTCTCTGTGATTGCGCACTGTTAGACAACCAGTCTGTACCTCGTATGTACATGCATAACACGAACTGTCTCCGCAGTTACAACCTCCCTCCCACATGAACTGTATTTGCGTCTGAGGATCGTTATAGTGTCTATAAACGTCAACAGTAGTCAGAAAACTAGCATTATCAGTACCTTCTACTTCTTCTGGTGCCAATCTAGTAAGCAAGTTAGCTAGTACAAATTGCTCTCGACGAGCTATTATGGTAGCCGTACCACCACTTATACTTACAGTTATTGGTCGTATCTCCCAGTCATCAGATCCAGATTGACTTGGATAATAAATAGCTATTTCTTCTGCATCAGTAACAGTAGTAGCCACAATAATAGTAGCAGTTTCAGAATAACCGTCACTATCTACGTCAGTGTATACAATGGCTGCACCAGCCTGTATAACCAACTTTGCTTCTACACCGCCACTTATTATGTTGCCCCAATTTAATCCGTAATCAGGAGCCATCCACATCGGATTACGATATGGCTTATTAGACTTAAAGTTTAGAGATTCTGCTACTTCCCATGTAGGTAATAGTTTATAGCCTAATTGTCTAGCTAAATTACCTTCTGCTTCGGCTATAGCATGTGCTACTTCATCACGTCCCATATGGTCAGCATTTTGCCACGATTCCTGAAACAATATAGCACCACAAGTGGCTGCCTCCGATGCAGTTACAGCCACTTGATTAAAGTGTAGTGGATTCAATCCCACTATACGAGCAAACCTATCAAGAGGTAAAAGGGTTCTTACTGCTGATCTTGCCATCTAAAATTACCGCCAAAGCACTTATTGCAAACCATCTACTTACCCATTGTGGCAATACTAACAAGGCTAGTGCCACCCACACACTCGTACACCATACACATACTAATGGATTACCAATTGCAAAGCTATCTCCGCGCATCCTTTCAAATATACCAAACGGACCTTCCTCGTGAACTAACATATACGATATACGCCATGTTGCAAGACTAGTTAGCAACAAGCGGTTGCATAGATTGAGCTGTCTCATATACTTTGAATATACCTTTCTGTACTAAACCTTCTATATCACCTTTAAGAACGAACTTCATCTTATGCCCAGAATCACCACCAAATCTATATGTACGTCCAGAACTTCCTCTATAGCTACGTGGTTCATTGTGAGCACCAACGAACTCTAACATTACTGCATCACCATCTGGAGCTACTATACTACTAGAACTTCCAGCCCACTGTCCACCACCGCCACCAGGACAACTACTACAGGCCATTAGTTGCCTACCTCCATGTATGTAATCATACCATTTTGCACGCACAGCTTCTTTAATATCATCTTGTCGTGCATAAAATGCTTCTCGCCTATTACCTGTATTAAATCTGTAATGAAATAGTGGTACTGGCACGCGAGTGCCACAATAACCAGCGACATTAAGTGAAATTAAGTAGTCCCAATCCTCCCAAGCATCTATTGTAGCGTCAAATTTAGCAGCGTCGCGTGGATACAATCCTATTATAGGATGTGGCATGTTACGCAATACTGATTCACAACTGTAGTCTGGAGTATGCTTAATTTCTCCTTGAGCAAAGAAGTCACTATAAACATATCCACCATTTCGTTTATAGGTATCATACAACAGTTCTATGGCGTTAGGTTGTAGGTAGTCATCTGCATCCAATAGGATGACAGCTTTTGCTCTCGCCTCTTTGATACCTTCATTCCTAGCATTCGCAGGCCCTGTCCCACCACTAGTGTTAACAAGCCTAACAAAAGGATGTATCCAAGGTAATGGCGCGCCAGTGTCATTAACAACTATGCACTCCCATTGCTGAAACGACTGTGACACAACACTATCTACAGCATCTAACACATATTCCTGATGACCAGGTCCACAAGGTATGACCACACTAACAAGTGTAGGCTCATACGTTGGTACGTTATTATGCATGCCTTCTACACCGAATGGTGTAGCCTGTGTATTGTGTGCTTCTGGATACCAGTCGTTCCATGCCCAATCACTTTGCACGCGGCTCATTGAGCCTTGGCGTTGTCTATATATAAATGTAACTGCATCAGTAACTTGTGCTGGCCTAAATCCTAATCGTGTAGTACGACACCAGAAGTCAGCATCTTCAGCAGTAAGACAACGCTTTCGATATCCACCTGCACGCTGCCACACTTGTCGTCTATACATGCTAGTGCTTGGTACCTGATTACGATGCATCATTTGATATCTGAAATCGAATTTAGCTGGTGGCCATGTTGATATACCATCTGGACTAACAGTACCATCTGGTGTGTGACCATCTTCATGGACAAATAGTATTTTACCATATGTAATGTCTAGGTTTCTATCTTTATCCAACGCTTCACTCAATACACGCAAGGTGCGCGGTCCTATCATGTTATCGGCGTCGAGTGGCAATATATATTTGCCCTTAGCGGTTGCTACGCCAGTATTAAGAGAGCCAGCTAAATACTGATTTGTTTCGTTATGAATTACATGTATTCTAGCGTCACCTGGCAATTTAGCTTCATTCCATGTAGGCGATGCATCATCCACTATTATTATTTCAAGGTCATCAAAATCTTCCTGATTCAATATACTGTTTACTGCATCAGGCAGATATTGTTCAAGTTTGTAGCATGGTATTACTATACTTACTTTTGGCGTATAATTAGGTCGCATGGCCAAAGCTCTATACATAGAAGCGTATTTACCCATAACTTTTTGCCACGTATGTTCGTTTTGCACACAGGCTCGTGCAGCTTGTCCTAATTCAGTACGATGCTCTATGCAGTAATATAAACCTTGTAGCAAATCGTCATAATTGTACGGAGCAGCAAGATATCCGTGTACTTTATGCTTAACAAATTCTCGCTGTCCACCCCAGTTGAATGCTAGTATTGGCACTCCACACGCCATTGCCTCAAGTGTACCGATCCCAAACGTTTCTCTGGAAGTACATAGATAAACACCAGCATTCTGAATGTGCTGTTTAGCTTCCCAAAATGGCAATTTACCAGTGACGTTAACATTAGGCCCAACCTGACCAAATGTAGTAACAAATTTAGTATCAAGTGCTCTATTAGCTAATTCATCTAAATGAACTGGATCACATACTGGATCAGTACGTGTCTTATTCCATAGAACGTAGCCTTCATTAGAACCTGGTACCCAATCATTTATATCCACACCGTGACCGAGTATAATAGGATTAAGCCACATTCCACGTCTTAGTATGTTGGCTATCCATTCTGACGGCGCCGTAACCATGTCAGCCTTGTGCATAGCATCTATTACTTGTTTATTCATACCAATGGCCCAATTCATCCATTGATATTCATTCCAATATAAACCATGACAATGTGTTACTACAGGTTTGTCAGTATCAGTCCATAATCCTGCATGAACAGCAATTACATCAGCTTCCTCGGGTGTATTAACACATTCTATACCGTATGTTGGTAAGTGTTGACGTTGAGCCTCAACTACACGTCTAATCCCACCATCACCGCTATCTTCACCGCGAAAATTAGGTAGTATAAATAGCTTCACGCCCGACCTCTACGGCTCCAATGTGTTCCCACTCAGTACCGTCAGATAACAATGCAGCCATCTTAGGACTAAACATGCTAACACGTTTATTATATAAACGTTCTGTCTCGTATGCGTCTAAGCCTTCATCAAATGGACCTATGTAATTGTAAAAAGTCTTGGTGGCTACAAATGGCCTAGTAGCAAATGTAAAACCGCTGCCAGTATGCAATTCTAACCACCATCCAAGTTCTTTGTTGAATTTAGTTGTGCACGCTAGGTTCGGATGTAGGGGCCCAAGTCTAACATAGTCATAATCTTTGAGCAAAGCTATTGCTTTACCGAAGTCAATCGGTTTCTGTAGCAACCAATCGTCTGTAATGTACATCCAATTACCAGTAATAGCATGCATAGCACGATTCAAGCTGGCACCAATTCCATTACGAGGTCCGTAGTATATTACAGAATTAAGCCTAATTGCATCCATATGTCTGGACAAGTTATGCAGCCAATTATTTTGCGGCCCGTCATGCGTAACAACTAACAATCCTAATCCGTGATCGACTACATCATATAGAGCGTCAATTGTGTGCTTTGCATATCCTAATCGTGCTTCGCCCACTGGACCATCTGGAAGATAAGTAGTCATTACTACAGTTAATCCGTTACTAGACATGCTGCCCCCTTCTCTATACAACCAATTAACCTAATATGAGGATATTGTGTATACGCATCTGAATTGTGAATCCACACTGGAGCATTTGTACGCATATGAGGTACCCATGCTTTTAATACATTCAAGGTAGCTTCATCTGACATAGCACTTATAAGCAACATATCTACTCTAAATGCTGACTCACAAGGATCACGCACTATACCAGACCAATAATGACTAAAGTTAGCTCCCTTTACTGCTACACTAGTCCACTTTACATCATCATTGTCCAAGCTAATCGTGTGAACGTTGACTAGTGCCGTTCGCTTAGGAAACATTTGTTGTCGTTCATATAATACAGCTAACACAGCAGTATCAGAGAAGTCTGGCCCACGTGTGTCAGCCACAAACACCTTACGATCTACTGGTAATAAACTGGTCAATACACGTACTTGTACTAATTCAGCATTAGTAATTTCACAAGCTAAGGCAGTCATTTAATAACTTCTTATTGTTCCAACGTGGGCAAACAATCCACCACTTGGTGGTATCAAATCGACTGGCCATGCTACGTTCTGTCGTGCTGCTGGCCTGTGTGCCACTGCAAATTCAGTAGCACCAGGGTCCATACCAACTGGCCACGGTCCTACACTACGTGCCCATTCTACTGTTTCGATTCTTGGATGACCAGCGAAAATGTGTGGCTCAGGACTATCGGGATCAAACTTAAGCCAATGATAACCACCATGCGATACAAATTCTCCTCGTAACTGCTGTGTATAACCCACATAACCACACCTAATGCAACCGAACACGTCAAGCGCCGCAACAATTGGATCAATGTTAAATTCCCTTGTTAATTCCCAGTCATCTTCAAGTGGCAATACTGCTGTTGCGCCTCTATGTGCTGTCTGACAGGCTAGGTTATAGTTACCACCATAGCCTGAACGTTCAGCATTTGACCATGTTACATGATCTGCACCACAATCCTGTGCTATATCACATAACCATTGTATGTAATTAGGCATTGGTGTACCATCATCTGCTATATGTACGTGTCGTTCACCGCTATACTTTAAGTTCCTCAATACGCTCTTAAGAGTTTTCTCAGCGTACATTGGACGGTTGTAGGTTAAAAGTATAATGCTTAGCATTCCACGTCCTTGTTAATATATCTCTAGTACTGAGAATAACGCCCTGCCACTCTGCACGCCTTGCTGTATCGGTATCATCGTGCACGCGGTAGTTATATAATGGCATATGTGGATTAACACATACTAAATCACCAGCATCTTTATTGCCGAGTAGAATACTTATTAGTGCTGCATCAGGAGCACCAGAAGCAGACTCAGGCGGGAAGCCACCACAATGATGCCATAATGTTTGCGTTACCATAGCAGCATGACATGGTAAATATTGATCTTCTCGCCCATCACTATATCTAACACCAGTCCAGAAGTAAGCTAAATCACGTCGATCAGTTCGCTCATACTTATCAGCACAAGCTGCTAAGCATTGTTGTTCTAATGTATCATCTGATCCAAGCATGAATACACAATTAGTCGAACTTAGTCCTATTCCAACATTAAAAGCAGCAGCTACTCCTAATTGCCACGGTGAATGCCACAATTTAGTACCATGTGGTAAATCTTCTCTTTTAAGATCAGCACCATCATCTATGATAATAAGTTGTGCTGGTTGATGAGTTTGATCCAGCGCACTATTTATGCACTCATCTAACCATTGCACGTTACCTGGATAAGGCCCTACTGGAATAACTACACTAATTTCAGTTGCCAACGTTGACATGCCTTTCATGCAAACCAGCAGCCACGAACTTGCTGCGGAGTTCATCTGATACTTCTGATACATCAGGTAGTATGTGAGTAGGTTCTAACGTTCTGTCAATAACGGGCATCATTGACCTTGTGATAGATAAATGCAAGTCAAGTAAGTTACCAAGTCCAAAAGCCAACATACATTTATCCACACCCTTTAACGTAGCTAAGTGAGCTATACCACCATTCTTAAAGTTTACAGCCATGTCCACTAAGCCGCGTGCAACTGCATATACAGTTGAACCTGACCACATTGCATTAGCCCAGCCTTCTATTTGGCCATTACGATTATCTATAAGCCATCGCAAGAATCCATGATCGAAGCCAATAAAACTAGTGCGTACATTAAGCACGTGGTCTGCCTTAACTTCACCAACCAATTTAGTACGACCATATAAGTCAACAGGATCGGGGTTGAAATGTACTGGATAAGGATCGTCATATATACCACTGAATACACAATCAGTAGATACATGAATAATCGGTCCACTAAACCATGTAGCAAGAACGTGTGGCCCCAAAGCATTGGTCTTTACCATACCCAAGGTATTAGCCTTATCAATAACACCAGCACAATTTATAACAACATCAGCGTTAAGTGTAACTATTAGATTCGCGTCGCATATATCTATTTGTTCTCGATCATATCCATGACATACCATTCCTTTTTCGATACACGCCTCTACTACTGCTTTGCCTAGCATGCCACCAGTGCCTAATACACCTATATACATTTGCTCATCTCGATCATTTCACGCATTTCATCTTTCGTTATAAATGAAGATGGTGTATTACTAGTAACTACAAATGGATCACAAGTTGGTAAACTAGTAGCTGGTGCTAGTTGATAGAAACTACCACAACGTACAGCACGCACGGATTCTTCATAGTTTATAAGAGTCTCATGTCTCTTTTCACCAGGTCTCATACCCAATACTTTAACCTTATGTCCATCTGCTATAGTATTAGCCAGGTCTAAAAGGTTCATACTGGAAGCCATAGGTATTACTGTATTACCGTTTCCAGTCTCGCTTGCTAATTCTATTAGAGATACAGCTTGTTCTATACTAATCCAAAACCTTGTCATATCTGGATCAGTTATAGTCAAATGTCCTTGCTCTGCTACCTGTCTCTCAAATAAAGGTATAACGCTGCCAGTGCTACCCACAACGTTACCATAGCGAACGCACGTAAACCTTGGTCCTGCGTCATGTAACCTAGCAAATTCTCCACATAGACGCTCCATAAGCGCCTTAGTCATGCCATATACATTCACAGGACTAGCTGCTTTATCAGTGCTAATGCATATGACATTGGCATTAGCGTGCGATGCTGCCTCTAAAACATTTTTAGAACCTACCATGTTTATTTTAATGGTTTCATCTACGTTAAATTCAGCTTCTGGTATATATTTAACTGCTGCTGCATGAATTATAGTATCCTGATGCTGAAACGCACTTCGTAGACGCTCTGGATCGGTTACATCACCTAGTATGCGTCTTACGCCAGGATATCTACGTTTTAACAAATCTTGTTTATGTTCATCTCTGCTCAAACAAGTAAAATCAGCATTCCAATTATCACGTTTGGCTATATGCAATATACCACGACCCAAGAAGCCAGACCCACCAGTAATAAGAATACGACCGTGCATTATAACATATCTCCATGATTACGCATTGCTGTGCGTAAAGCATTACATTGTTCTGCAAGATCAGCAAGATCGTTACGTATTGCTGGCAACGTATTAAGTACTAAATCATCACGTAGAATATCTGCCGTACCAGGTGCGTCAGTAGGATCAATTATCGCTTGTAATGTATTGTCTACTACTCCCCCAGTATTATCAACAAGTGCACCTATATCAGCTACTTCTCCACCTATCCATCCCGTACTTCCTATTCCAGTATTCTTACGATAAGTACCGCTACCTGCTATATCACGATATATATTACCAACACCTGCTGTAACAACCCCTTCAGGTGAACCAGTACCAAAATAATCAAAAATCAAGCCAGTAGCCATATTACCATTGATTACATTAACTTCTTGCCCGCTAACTCTATATAGACCTGCGCCCACAAATGGATACCCATTTGTGGATTGGAGGATATTCTCCGTGGCTGTCGCTCCAACATCCATTTGAATCATGCCACCTAACTGTCCACGTATCCTACAGAGACGCAAGATGGCTGGGCTGCGCACCTGAAATAACTTAACTCCACCAGGCTGGCTGTCTTGGACAATATCTAGTTCAGACGCACTTGTCAGGAGGTCAATGAGATAGGTATTGTCCGTTTGTGTCCAGTTCAGTGTCCGTAGGTTTAAAGTAGTCATACCAGAGGTTTTGCTACTATAGATGAAAAGATTACCGATATTGGTTGCTAGATTCCCTTCCACCCTACAGTTATCTACTGTCAGCCGGTGTGTGACTCCTGTCCCAGCCACTTCGTCCACCAGCGCTATGATCCTCGTGATACCTGTGCTGGTTTTCGCGAAGTAGCAGTCGCGGAAGACTACTTCCTGTGTGTTGCCTGCTAACGTCACAACATCTTGCTGGCCAGTAAGCGCAAAGTTACCGAATTGGCAACCCCAGAAATACTTACGAGTATTAGAGTACGACCCGCCGCCGCCCAACTGACGTACTGAATCATCATGAGTGTCGTAATAACCAGGACCCAGCGCATTCTGGAATGCACAGTTAATGAAGTATTCTATCTCACCACCCGCGTTGTACACAGCAGCCACAGTCCAGTTGCCATCTGTATAGATGTCTTGGAACCTGTTATAGGCCCCATCATTGGCAGTTCTGCTAATGACCATAGCAGCAGATGGAACATTTACAGCCAAAGTGCCAGAGAAATAACCACCATTCCACACAGAGCGACGTGTACCCGCAAAGTCTACAAGTGCCTTGCCCGTAAAGTTGGAGCCTGTACGTGGAATGAATCTCGCGTTTAAATCACAATCACAAATAATGTTTAGCTTGTCGCGAAAGTTTAATTCATCGGTAAGAGCATAAGTACCAGCTGGAAAGCGTATACGACCACCATTCGGCAATGCTGTAATAGCCGCTTGAATTGCGGCGGTATCATCAGTAACGCCATCTCCAGTCGCACCATAGGCCCGTACGTCAATCCACGGCCGTGGTCCAGTTATTTCAAGTGATTTACTAACAGTAGTATCACCATCAGATTCTACTTTAACACGACCACCGCCGCGTTGTATTCTATCAAGTGGATTAGCTACACTAGGATACATTACGCAAACGCCACCCAGTTAATACTACCAGTACCAGATGCCATACGACCAAACACCAAACCAACATTACTAACTGGCAATCCAACTCCTTGCCCAGGTACTAATTGAAAACGTTGATTAGCAGAATCACCTATGAAACAATCAGCAACATTATCAGGATCAGCTTGTGCAATTAACCATCTACATGCTAATCCAGCACTTAACGCAGCAGCCCCAACAGCCGCGGCTAATGTTCCATCAGTAGGAGCACCACCAGGAGTACGAGTAACAGCACCATAATCAGTAGCCCCTGGTGAAGTATTGACTACTCTAGCAAGAGCATTAGGATCAGTAGGATCGGCTTGTATTACTTCTTCACGCTCTACAGTTACAGCATCACGCACGAATGCCTGTGATGCCAAACGAGTAGTTACTATTGTTGGCTCTTGTACTTCTACGTAGCTATTAGCCACAGTTATATCTCATACGACAGCTATGCCTCCACGAGTACCTAAATATGTAACAAGTTGTCTACGTTCTGTATCATTAAGGACTCTATTGTAACCACCCAATTCTTCTAGATCCATCTTTGCAAATTCCGCGAGTCCTGCATTTGCACCAATTTGCAGTGTAGAGGCTGTAAGTGCGACATTGTTAGTACCACTAGCATCAAGTGCTCCATTTTTGTAAATTGCCCACTCGCCAATGCTACTATATGTAATAATCAAAACATTATATGCATCATGCAAGATGTTTACTGGTCCATCACCAATAACCGATGTTACTTGTTTAATTATTCGCTGAAATCTAGTACCAGCACTATTATCTGCTCTCCATTGTAGTGGACCAACAACAATAGTACCACCATGTATGGTCTGAGCCGTTATTCCACCAGATACAAATTTAACTAACGAAAATAATGTACATGGCTTCATAGCAGCAGACGCAGGCGAAACCATAGAATCGTCTACACCATCAAAACGTACAATTGACAAACCATTAACTTCATTAGTTTGCCACGTTGCCTTTTTTATATCCGAAGATTGAGTTGCATTTAGACCAAAACCACTTCCATCTGGCCACGTTGCAACAAGATCACCATCACTTAAACCTACAATTTGATCACCTTGAAACCAATATTGCAGTCCAGACAAACCCGTAGGTGGTATAAGTATAGCTCCACCTACACCCAACGTAAGAAGATTAGGCATCTATACTCCAAGTGTAATACTAACATCAACGCCGATTACTGCCACACTATTTATTCAACGCCCCAATCAGTTACGTTTATATCTACACTAGCTGCCGTAGCATCAGCAGCAAATGCACCATTATCGGTTAGATACCAACCAGAACCAAAATCTCCCAATGAACCACCACCATCAGGTGCAAGATCAGCAGTCCAACCTATATAACCACCTACACCATCACGTAGACTAACTACCTGTTCAACACCACGATCATGTACCGATAGTTTACGTATAACTATACGCCGTCCCACACCTTGTGCTGGTATTACAGTCTGACCAGCAGCAGATATGTTAGCTGTTACAGGATTACGCTTGCCAACTCCACTACTAACAGCAGGCCCACTACTAGATGCAGATGCCCCACCTATTTGTCTTACTGGTACAGCAAAAGCATTAGCAAGTGGGTCTACGTTTGTAGAAATGACAGGTTGACCAGTTAATGGCATTTATTACCCTCTGGGGTAGGGAGTCCATTGCTCCCTACCCCACTACTATGACTCCTACGCAGGAGTTGTAGATGCCCAGTCACTATAGTGTAGCGGAGCACCACGACTAGTAACCCCACCATCGACAAAGTAGTCGTCGTTGGTGAATGGATCACGCGTGTGCTGAAGCGGAGTATAAACTACATTAAGCAGACGGCCTGCTAGATGTGGCGTCAATAATATAAGTCTAGGTTCAGTTTTAGATAACCACTGTAGACACCAGTTGTTCATTGGCTTACGACCCCACAAGAACTTACCACCATCTGTCCAGAACGATGTATCCATACCACCAAACGCAGTATCACGCAACGCTGACATTGCAGCGTTGTTTCCACTATAATCGAAATACTCCCAGAACGTAGTAGCAATACCGCCACGCACTGAAAGCGGGAGGAAGTAAATGTCGGAGGCGAAGCTAGCTAGTGGTACACGGTTAGTATCACCACTAGACTCTTCTATAATAGCGTCGTCTACAATAACAGGCACTCGCACGCCATCAATGAGTAGATACGAACCATTACGCATATCATCACGCATCTGAATGGCATCATTAGCATCGAATGTCTCGATGTTAGTGTTAGCTGTCACACCAGTCGTACAACGATATGTGAGATAAGAGCATGGCCAGACAGCAGTTAGCTCGTAGAACAAATCCTGACGCATAACAATAGCCCAACGTGTCTCGCCAAAATTCATACGTGATGCGTTGTGCATCAAGAAGCGCATCATATAAGTAACTACGTTGACAATACCACCAGCGTGAGACGAAGTCACTGCATTATAGTTGAAGTCTTTGATATCTGAACGAAGCGTTGGGCACGGTGTACCAGTAAGAGCGTCTACCTTAGTGGTACCAATTAGAATATCTAGTCCAGGAAATTCCTCATAACCGCCACCACCGCTATTGTTAGCGGGGTTACCGACATATACTTGTTGTGCTAGCTTCTGCTGGAAGTATACACCTACTTCCATGAAGCGCATCATAGCTTCATTGCCAAGCATAGCTGCGGCTGCACTGTTAGGTGTAGTGCTATTAGGCTGATACAACGGTGGATTCATAAGCACTAGGTCTTGGAATTCACCTCTATTAGTCTGTTGGCCCAACCTATTTAGCTCGAACGTGCGCGTCTGTGCTGAATACCTACCAAACTGTGCTGTCTGAATACAGTTCTTGATAGCACCAGCAGTTACTGGATCATCACACACACCACTAGGATTGGTGCCAGTTTCTGCCAAGAAACCAGTAATATACGGAAACAGTGGATCAGTTAGATTAGTACCACGTGCAGGCAAAGCGCCTGCTAGACCAACTGGCTGAATACGTGTGCTAATTACGTCACGGCTCAGGCCAGGTGTGCCAAATAGACCACCTGGGCCATACATATATGGCCCTGATATAGCACCTACTGCCTTTTGTTTGGTTGCGTCACCAGCAAGTCCAGCAAGAACCTGCAAGATGCTATTTTTAAGGTCCGCCTGTGCTACTACCATGTCACCTTCACTCCAAAAGCGTTCTCAAAGAACTCCTTTTGCTCTTTTTCTAGACTAGTGCTTACTTCAGCTGTACCCACTATGTTATCGTCTGCCTTGGACGCTGGCACCGCGTCAGTCGGTGCTACAATAGGTGTAAACGCATTGGCTACAGCAGCATCTACCTTCTCTTTGTCGGCTTTCTTCAGATCAGCTACCACTGTAGTAAGATCAGTGATGGCCTTTGTCATTGCTGACTGCTGTCCTAGTAGTGTACCTATTGGATTATCACCAGTAGTTGGATCTTCTTTATACTCTAGTCCCATTTCCTGCAATGACTTAGCAAACTGTGCAGTTGACGCCTCCCATGCTGTTACTTGCTCGTCTGGTACACCAGCATTCTTAAAGAACGCTTTGTGTGCATCTGTGAATGGCATATCCTCTCCTTTTACTTTTAGGAAATTATAGTCTGTGTATCCATTTGCTGCTCTATCATAAGGCAACACTGTTATCTCAAAGCTACGATACCGTGAATATACACCCTTTTGCATAGGGGCAAGCGGTAAGAAGCCATGTGATGCACCTAATCTTCCAGCCTTACCAGCAGAGAGTTTCTCAGCTATACTAAGAGACTTCTCATCAATCAAACCCGACGCGCACGCAAATCCATCAACACATGCCATGAAATCCGCTTTGCCTATACGACTACCTTTAGCATGCCATAACCATAGCTCTGGATAATTATTCGTGCTAGTACACCATTCCGCAAACTCCTTATGCGATGCGTTAGTTAGTATCTCTCCTTCTCTGTCTTTGAACATATTACTATAGCGACTAAACCACCGCCAGCTACCGTTAGCTTGCTTTGTAAGAACAAAGTTCGACTCAGACGACTCAGGAGCAAAAGTAAAGGTTCTTGTTATCCAATCACCAATTTTAGAAACCACATTGTTATTCTCATCCTTTACAATAAAGACTGGCATTGGCACTATTTCTGGTTCCTCAATAGCCATCCAATAGTCAGATATACCAGTATGTACTATATCACCGTGAACTATTACACAAGCATCATCACGCAAAATATACCAATGACAATTCAAACAAGACTTTTCTGGTGTACCACCAAATGGTTGATAGCCAGCGTCATCTTGCTCTATTTGACGCTTTTCAACATCCCAAATACTTTCTAAGTAGCCCTTAGCTGTAAAATCTATTTCAATTGTACCATACTCTTTTTTCTTACCTGCTACACTATTAGCAGCAGCAAATGCACGTGATTCATCACCAGTTTTCTTAAAAGTAGAGTTCCAAACGTGTCTCCATTGTGATTGCTTCTTAGCTGGAAGCTTTTTGACTGCACTTGGAACGTCTTTATTACTATCGTATGGCATAATTTATCCTAACACCTTAAATATACCTTTCAGAAAGCGTACTATCACGTTTTGAGTAGCATCAACCAATTCCTGCTCTCTCTGCTTGTGTGTTTGATATAGATTTAGCCATCCTTGTTGTGCATGATAAGCACGCTGACCTAATCCCTCACTATCACCATGTACAAACCTAGGATACAATTTTCCATACTTATCTATAGCATCATTCCATATAGTCACAACTATTGAGTCACCTACATGCTCTGTAACTTGATGCCATGCTGTGAACAATATATTAGTTCTGGCATAGGCAGGTCCAGGAGGTGGATATTTAGCAACATCCTCTTGTAGCTTCTTCATGTGATCTTCTACTGCTTTTTGAGCACCTGCTCTTAACAAACCGCTATCTACTTCGGCCATATTAGGGATAGTAGGCTTGAAACTTATTTCCATTTAATAATCATAATAATGCTTAAAATATACGGCCGTCGGTAAGTCTAGTATACTATCAGGTGAATTATTATCTAAAGCGAGCTTGCACTCGCTTATGGCATAATTCCTTTCGCGTTCAGAACGCCAACCATCACCAACCTCCATATGAGTTATAATCAACTGTCTAGCTTCCTCTACTGTTTCAGCAACAGCTACAGCTAAACCTTGGAAGAAGTCGGAACTCCATACAAATAATTTCATAATCTTTTGCCGTCATCTGGACCAAATCTCTCTAATACATAACTACAAGTAGTACAACAACGTACTTTGTCGTCAGTAGAATCTTGATGATCTATGTACGTCACTCTTTGCTGATCACACAATGGGCAATACATTATACTAGAACGTACTGGGTGTGGCCACCTCATATAGTCACGTCTGAAGTAGCATTAGACTCACCTATCAACTTTAGATAAGCTTCCTCGATATCACCATGATCTAAGGCCAACTGGCGTGCAATATCAGGTGTTATTTCTAAGCTATCTAATCTTACCTTACGCTCTTGTGCACGAATTAGCCGCAACTTAGCTTCTTCTGTTTCCTGCTGTACATCCTGCTTCAAGAACTCTAATTTAACATTCTTAGGAATAATACCATGTCTATTGAACAAGTTTTCCATTTTTGACATAAATAACGCAGGGCCTTTACCACGACCCTTAGCGTGCAAAACAGTTGATTGTGACGCGGTACCTAGATTACCACCAGGTAGTGGTGCGTAGTCCTGGTAATCAGCACCAAATGCTAGTGCAAACTCATTTATGTACCAACGCATGAATTGTTCTTTGTCAAAGTGATCGGGCAATGATGCTAGCTCAATTACTTCATGACTTACACGTGCATTAGGATCAACTGCTCCAACAATAGCAGGCTGAATGTATCGTGTTAGCACACTACTGTTAGCACTTGCCATATGTCGTTCTATAGCACTATCAATAGTTCTTGTAAGAATTCCACCTACTATATGTATGGCGCGCAAGAATCTACCCGAAATCTTTTCTTGCTCATATACTGTAATATCACGCATTATCTGTGCAGCACGCAGTAATCTAGTCAGTGCACAGTATTGAAGCCCTCTCATATGCTCTATTGGACTTGGAAACTCCGTGTAAGACATTGCCTGAAACCACTTAAGCTCATGTATACTACCATTCAAATCTATGTAACGTGCAGGTGCTAAAGGATTACCAGTTCTAAAACATCTAGCTGAATCCAAATTATTAAGTGAAATTACTGGACTAGCTGGATCATTACGATCTATTCTAATTAGTTCAATCCAAGCAGCATTGTCTTGAGTAAATGCATCAAGCAATAATTTTGTCTCAAAATCTTCAAAACCAGCACCATTATTTGCACTAGCAAATACTTCTTGTACACGCTTTATTGTAGATTCTGGTCCTGTAAACTGATAACCAAATGCCACATACTTAGCTATTGTTGTAAATAGTGCGCCAGCTAATACTGGTTCAGTTGGCCAAAATTCACGTAACTGTCTATCTCTACCAGGAGCACCCCATGGTAGAAATTCATCACTAGTTTGTGCAAGGTTAATAATAAACTCACTGGGCACAATACCAGTATCAGAAGGATGAACAATAACTGAACCATTATTTACTGGAGGCTGCATTGCTCTAATTTCACTTTATGGCAAAGACTACACTCAAATAATGCAGTGTCACCATACACTGCTTTCTTAAATATTTGTACAGTTAACATTTCACAATGCTTACAATCCAATATGGTACCAATTACCGTTTCATTTTCTAATTTAATATCTACTATTATTCCTAGATCTTCCACTTTGCCATCCAGTCGCTTCGCGACTTGCACGCGCCTATATGGCGCTTGAGACTGCTTCTACTGGGCGCGGCGTTAAATTTTAACTAGCAACCAGAGCCTCTGCCTCGAAATATGGAATTTCATGATACGTGGGTGCCTCTTTACTATAAAATGCCGCTTTTGTAGGGCTCGCCGTTGGGCCGTCCTCCACTATAGTATACTCACGTATTTGAGCACTTCCACTATATGTGGACCAGCTACATACTCTATTTTTATCTTTATTTAGTTGTGCAATAAATTCCAAATTAGGAAGTGTACCCATTGCTAGTTCTGGGGACATATATACACCACTAACATCTCCCGTCTCTAGCACATAGACTTTCATCATAAGACCACCTTTCTTTATACAAGCAAACGGAGGCATTCACTAACTGCCATTGAATCAGCCACTACGACATCAATCTTACGATCGTTAGCTTTCTTAACTATTCTCATTTTGGTATCTTCATCTTTGCTCTGCTTTGCTGCACAGTTCTTTAGGTGTTCCTCCATGTTTGGGTCGTTGTTGTGGTGGTATCGTCTGTCTCTCATCATGTCGTAGAGCTGCTTGTCTGCTTTAGCTCTATCGTTACCTTGGCTAAACGAGTAAACGTAGGCCAAGCCCTCGTTCCTAAAGTTAGTCATCATGTAATGTAATTGAAAAGCGTCATAGGCTATTTCAACTACGTTATATTTGCTGCAAATTTCACGTATAGCTGGTTCTAAAGTTTCACTATAGTCTATCGTGCCACCTGCTGGTGGTGCCCACACTAAACTAAAATGATGATCTACTTCACGATCACTTTTGTCATTGCGGGAAACTAATGACACTGCACAACAGTCACTACTGACAGCGGCGTCTACACCTAATACACACATCTTATTTCGATCCAACAGTGGCATTGCTGGATCGAAGCAAGCCTTATACCACTCTATAGGTACAAACTGAGTAGTGCTTGTTGTCCAATAGTTAAAGTGAAGGCGCTGGTAAGCTTGTGGTGAGAGTGTGTTAGCTTGTTCTTCATAATAGGCTTCATCTTGCCAAGACATCCTGCGTGCAAGTGGGCCTTGATCTATGTAAGCAAAGAGGTGTGCACGTTTGTTATGCCATATTGGCACTGGGCCTGGGAATGGCCAGGCTATGTCGTCAACAGTTAGTTGTTGTCCTTCCTTAGCTAATTGCCACAAATCCCATAAAGGGCCTGGCTCGTCGGAATACCCAGCGTATGTCTCTACAATGCGTAAACTGCGCCTAGTTGGTACTGGAGTTAGTTCCTCCCACAATCTAAGGTCTTTTTCAAGGCTGTAGCCCCACAATTCACTATTTCCTGTCCAACAACATTTTCCATTGTATCTAATGAAAAATATTCCATTTGGCAATGATGGACATACCACAGTGCCTTCATAGTGTTCTTCTTCAAAAGTACCATGTCCACCGCTGCGCTGCCAATAAATTGGACCAGTAGATAGCGAGCACCTGTGTATTACTTGGTAATTATCTCCACGTTTTCTATTACCCATATATCTTGGTACATATCCACAATGGAGGCCAACTTGCATCAATTGATTTGCTAGCTTTAATGAGATTGTCTCAAATTGAAAACCTTCTTTACCAGCAAACCAACCATCACCTTCTAGATATGCAGCCAAAAATATTCTTTGCATATCCGTTGGAGCATTCATTATTAAATCAGGAACATACCGTACGTTTTGCTTACCTTGCATTATGTTAATTGCACTGCCAAATACTTCTTCCTTAACTGATACTTTTTGCCCTCTAGCATCTGGTCTTATATTATTTTCACCAAATACAGATGCCATGACTGCTTTAATCGTAAAATACGTTTTTGGATTTGCTGCTTTGGACTGGGCTATTGTTACAAAGCCGTTTTCATTATAGCAACCTTCTGACAGATAATATCCCCAAAATGCTGCTAATTCTGGAGTTACAATTGTATAATCGGTGGATTCATAGGCTGCAGCATCAGATTTTATGTAGCCAGATGAATATCTTTTTAGTAATACATCAGCATATTCAAACGACCATTTTGCTTTCGCTTTGTCTCTGCTATTGCCTAGAAACTTACCATATACTCTGTGATTGGGTGTAACCAAAAATTCTACTCTTCGATGATTAAATCTAATCATATTACCGCTGTATACTTGTTTGTTAACAGCAGTAGGCTTTTGATACTGTACTGTGTCACGTGATGACAATGTAGCAACTTCATCATTCTCTGTTAATTCTGTTGCGACAATCCAACCATGCTTTGTTAGAATTTCCGTTTCGCCTGCCACACACCACACTGTAGCTGTTGGATTTGAACCAGCTTCGCCCTTATAGTCCGATGACACTGCACGAAGTATAGATGAAGAAGGAGTATGTATTGCTTCACGTTGTACAACGTTCCAATAACCAGGAATTTCACGCTTAGCAGCGTTGTATCTAGGATCTAACTCTAACGATCGCACAGCAGCTTGATACACACGACCACGCGCCTGTTCCATATCATTAGCTAGGCAGAATACTTCTGAGTATGGACCAAAAGTCTCTGCTATGTATCTAGCCATTGCAGCTGCTATTGCTGTCTTCCCTGATTTTTTTGGTGCACTATAGATAATGGTTGTTATTTCATTCTCAGGATTAAGGGCATAATTCACAATAATAGGTTGATGCTCTACAAGAGGTATTAAGTGTGGAGTAGAGCCTGTACTATCTGGTGGTATCCAGAAACTAGACTCTGCCCAATCTTTAAAGCTAGGAATACGTGGAGGAGTAGGAGTATTAGCACGTACGTAACGTGCTAAAGCAGCTAGTGCTTCTTCTTTATTCTGAATGGCCGTTGTCATGGCCGTCCTTCAATAGAAAGGTAAGGGCTTCGCGTGCATCAACCGGCAGCGCTTGCATGATCTGTAGAATATTTACATGGCTGCTTGCAGCAGGTGGTGGTGCATGAGTCAATGATTCTGCTATTTGAAGCAGTGCTGTGTATGTCTTAGCCTGCTCATAAGGTTCCATGTTGGGTATGGCTACCTTTAAGTTGTTATGGGCTGTGCCTAGTGATTCAAAAGTATTGATGATGGCCATTATTTTCAAGTGTTGAAGTAGTAGCTCCTGGTCCTTGCTGATTAACGATACGAGTAGTGTTTGTGGTATGTGTAGTCGCTCTGCAGCTAGAGGGATGTTGCCCTTAGCAGCAGCAAACGTGATGATTGCTTCTTCTATTTCTTGTGGGTCGTCAACAACTTGAAGCACTTTACACAAATCCACTGGCTGTTATGATATAACCTACCGTTCACGCTGGTGTGACAACGATTACACACTATCCTATGCTTTATTGGCCACAAATTTGCTATGGACGCAGCTTCCCAGCGCCTACATTGAATATACCATATTATGGGAGGAACCGAAGGAGTGTCTTTTTCAGGGGTACTAGCTTGTTGTTAATATGGTCAGTTTTTCAAAATTCGTTTTTTCTATAAAGAGGGGATTTATTATTGTTGATATAGTGTGTTTAGGGAATTTTGCTTTTTTTATAAAGGGAGGTCCGTTTCACAAAAAAATAGACAAATGAGAAATTTTTTATTTGCGTGCGCAAACAAATAAGTTACTTGCTTGTGCAAACAAATATTTTAGTTGTTTGCACAAGCAAGTATATTTCAGGGACAAAAAGAATGGCGCACCATCCGTAGACAGTACGCCATCCTATAGCACTAGCGCGAGGTCAAGACGACGGGCCAATACATTAGCCAGCCCATTTGCCTTGTAGGATGATACCATCCGCCTGTAGCCCTAAGCGGAATGTGTGCGAAGTAAGGCGCCATTACTTATCTCCCATTCTTGAATAGGCGACCACTACGCTTGACCAGATACTTGCGAAGGAAATGGCGAGCTATCCTCTTGGGGTTACCCGACAGTAGAATGCTCAACGTATTGAGCATCCCTAGCAGTCGGTACGCTCGCCATAGGCTGAAAGCCTTAGCCTTACGCTTGCGTGGCACTAGCTAACCCATCCTAGTAGCTTTGCTAGGCGCAGTAGCCATACTGCTCGACCATCGCCCATTCGACTGTTACGATACACTACCATGGAGGACGGCGAGGGGAGTAGTGGTTAGCTACTCCCCTCGCCTAGTCCCTTCTAGAGCTCGATGCCAAGAGCTTTCAGCGTAGCTGCCAGTTCAGGATTACTGTCAAGCACGGATACTAGTGCATCGTGAGTCTTTGTAGCCTTCGCCACCTTCTCGCGATAGACTACCAGTCCACTGCCGCGCTCGCGTTCGGGCTCTTGCGACAGATCATAGCCGATCTTGTCGGCTACTACAACACGTATCCACTCGGCTCTACTGGACTGATCTTCCTTTTTCTTACCGTCGTTGAAGTCACGTAGAGCAGAGTCGATTAGGTCGTTCATGGGCTCGGAACAGGAGGCGCTTATGCTAAACACAACGGCGAGGGCTACGCCCTCACTATTGTAGTGCATAAGCGTACCGTCATCGGCGCGCCACTTGACATCGGTATCAACCTTACCGTCCTTGAACGGTACGTACGATCCGTCAAACGGAGCGGCCTCGCTGGGAACGTTAGCAGTCTTTGACAATTGGATTCTCCTATCGAATTTGTGGTCGCTGGACACTGGACACTGGACACTTCATAACGGGTAGCTAACCCCTATTCAGCTTGCGGCGTATTCTCCTGGCCTACTATTAGTCTACCATACGCCGTGGAACAATTCCCACGGTTGTGACACGAAACGCCGACAGGAATTGCTTGCGCGGCATGGATAGCTTGACGGAGGTGGGAACAGTCGCGCAGCAGAACGTTACGCGCGAGGCGTTAGCAGAAACGATTTCTACCAGCGTACCACGCCTGATACCCTTGTATAGTTCACGCATTGTTACTCCATTGCCCATCTGAATAGCCATGTCAGTACCTTACCGACTAAGCTACTTTGCTTGATGGTCACAAAGACATACATTCTCACCTTGCGACCACCATACCGCGTTGGGTATGCTCCGACGCTAATCATCATAGCTCTAGTTCTGCTGCACGATAAGTGCGTGCCTGCACAAGGGCGTTGATTACCGCCCGCTTAGCAGTCTCAACATCACCAGCTTGTAGCAAGGCTTCAATACGTTCTAACTGCTCGGCTAGCCAATGGTATTGATGCCATTGACGTTTACTCATTTTGCTAGTTCTCCTTCCACGCTAATCATTGCTAGCACGTCATCCACGGAGTAGCCATCCTGCTCTAGGATCATCGCCTCGACGAGACGTACAGGCAATCCTAGAAGCAGGTCAGCTACTCTAATGGTGGCATCGTAACTGTCCCAATATGGGTTATCCCATGCTGGACCTGGAACGTCGAACGTGGTGGGATGTTGATTGAACATCACGTCACGTTGTGAACAGGAACGCGATCGCGAGTAGAACGACGAAGATTTCCATTGTTCCCTCTCCTGTTAGCAAAGCTACTCGATAGGCGGTATCAGACCGCTGAAGATACTTTAGGTGATTGCGCCCATTGCTTGTAGTGGCCCTAGCACGTCAACGTTCCCTGCCCGTGACTACGGTGCAATCCGTGGTACTTGTGTGTAGTGACTAGCAACGTACAGCGTTGAAACGGTCAGCGTCAATCCGCCCAGACTTACTGTCTGATACCGCCTGTAGAGTAGCCTTACTTGTGCTCTAAGGTAGCCAGTTACCCGCTTGCACTGCGCGCGGAGTCTCACTGCCTCTGGCTACCTGTTACGCTTTCCCCCCCTACTAGCCTCCGTACCCTGGTATGCGCCCTAGCAGTAAAGCTGCCTCACGTCCGACCCAGGTGACTCTTCAAGGGGATATTCGATTGTGGATCGCTTATTCAGTTAACTGCCTACACTCACATCCTAGCAGGTATGCCTAGAAACTCATCTACTCATAACCTATCATAGCCGCTCATTTACTATAAGACTATTCTGATAGCATCATAAGCAATCGCTGATAGTAAAGTTAGCATGGCTAACCTCACGGATTAGTAAAGTCTCTACTAACGAGTTAGCCTATACTAACCTCGCGAGTTAGTGCAGGCTAAACTAACCTATTAGTATAGACTAATCATTGAAGTTAGTATAGTCTAACCTCCGAGGTTAGGTTAGACTAAACTAATGTGTTAGTATAGACTAAGCTAATGGGTTAGTTTAGACGAAACTTTGCGTACAGCGCTACCTAAGCTAACCAGCCAGCTAACCTACGGGTGTCTTATTAGGGGTGTCTTATTAATACAAATACAGGCGTGTCTTATTAGGCGTGTCTTATTGATGATATGAGAGAACATATGTCCTACTACAAAATGTATCAAAGATGATATATTTCGGAGTACAAAGCAGAGGGCCTTAGTTGAGTGCTTAACGTAGCACCTTGTTATAGTCGTTACCCTTGCACATAGTTAAAGTCCATTGTCGCCCCGCTTGCACGCGATTACCCGCACAAGATGGCGGTATTGATAGCCAATATGTATTGTGCTATGTTTTGGTGAATTTTTGGTCCGAAAATCTGTAGGGAAAACATACTAGGAAGATTAATACAATTAATATATAAATTATAGAATAGTGGTATGTGAGATACCCCCGTAGAATTTCGGACCGAAAAATTCGAAACCCATACCCCAATACCCAATTTGTTGTAACATTTCGGAAAAATGTTCCACCATCTGTGGTATACTTTAGCTGGGAGGTCAGTCCAATGACAATGCTTAACATATCAGCTACAGCGTCGAGAGTGTTAAACCTAATCATGTTAGAGTATCAATGTACGCTTTCACAAGCTCTCAACATATTACTTAATACAGAATATGAACCATCTCCACGTCCTATTCGCTCACCAATAATAAATCATAAGACAAGGGTAGCAAAAAAAGGTATTGATTGGCCGTGGGCTAAACCTTGGATGTCCATGATCTTTCCAGCTACATCAACACAAAGTCTACAAAGTGCAATCGTAGAAGTCTTAACGCACAATCTGCTAACAATTAAGGAGGGCAAGGACACCTATGGGGTTGCACCTATACTTGCTAAAGCCAACGAGAACAACACTCCTGAAACACGCGATGGAAGGGGGCTACGTAAATCCACTGGGTAGTAGGGCACACGGCCTAAGCGATTTCGTTAACGATTTAGCACAACGATCATTCACCCTAGTACAACCACCACCAACAATAGAACTGCTTGGACTGATATCAAAATACGTTCCACAGAAGTATACTATATCGTCGCTTGAAGAAGTTATAGCACGACGCCCATATCAGTACAGTGTAATGCTAAATCTAGTCACAGCATCTACCACACGATATGTAGAATTAGCTACCATTCACGGCCTCGCGGATAGAACAATCTATTTCACGATCAGCAACTTCTTAAACGCAGTAGCCCTTGGCTTCATTCAACCTGGAGCATGGCCCAACAAACTACAGGGCTTTCCCAGCGTAGTTGTACCAGAAGTATTGCGTAACGTAGATCCTGACAGACTAGTGCCAATGGATCTAACGGACACTTTGTCATATACTCTATCACGCCCTGCCCATAATAGGTTAATATCAATGGGGCTAGAGGATGGATATATAGAGCCAATGGGCGATGGCACAAGACGCAAGATATCCTACGCAGCCTATGGAATATCGAATTACCTAGAAACACTATCATACTCCGACTTTGTAGATGTTAGACCACCACAAGAGCCAGGAGACTATGTAGGAATGCGTTGGCAATGGATGGATCGTGACTTCAAGAAAAGTTCACATCCCCTCAGACTGTCAATTGAAACAAGAGCAAGGTATATAGTTTTAGCCCACAGGTTTGAAATAGTACCACAACGAAACTTCACAGAGACAAGTATAACTAGTTCTGTTCTAGAAGCTATAGGATTGGAGTTCTTGAAGCCAGTAACACGTCCAACAAAGACTCTACAACATGGCCCCACACTGTAATAAAAGGACCAGGGCTGGAGACTGCTTGCTAGTTAAAACCAACGCCCGACCCTATTAAGTAGTCGATACGGCCCAGCCGTCGAGTGAAGGCGTGCAAGTGCGCCCCAATCGTAAGACACTAGCCCTTGTCAATGAAGTCGTTAATGGAGATGGCAGATTTCTAAAGAACCTGCCATTTACACTTGCGGAATTTTTTTAGGGCGTGGTATAATGTATCAGGCATGTCGAGCCATCAAACTGGGAGGAATATCACGCAACAATCCCTATCACTAGTAAGGCACGGCACGGCGTATAAGTATTCAGACTCAGCACTATCTAGTGATACCGTGCGCTTAGATTGTTGTAGCCAATTTCAAATATCGAGTGTTCAGCCTGATAGTGCTCCAATTCCGACACATTGTCCACAATGTGGCGTTCCAACAATACCACACATAGACCCACAACGTGATCGAATAGAGCGAATAGCTACATCATATGATCTCCCATATGACGTAGCTACTTTTCTATATACTGCATTCCAGCGATCGGACCATGTGAGCTTTACAACGTTCCTAGCAACGATCAAAGATAAAGGTTTGAAGCCAACAACGCTGGTGCACCGTGCAGCCAACTATAACCAATCAAATAAGAAAGTAGCCTCAACCATGCAGAAGTACAATCTGCGACTGACAATTACGTGTAAGGATTGCCTAGCAACGTTTAGAATAACGACCCTAGTGCCATCATCGTTCATAACCCCAGCGTATTGCGTCTTGTGTGGGTCATCAAACGTCAAGTCATATACTGACAGCGAGCAAGATTATTATGAGGTGATAGCTGAAGCATATGATACCGATACTGACACAATCAAGCTCCTAATAGATTGCTTTGGACGTGCAAATCAACAGCAGTTTGCGTCGTTCGTGCAACAGTACGGTGGCGTACATTCCCTCAGCGTTCTATGTAAGGCGTTCTTGCAAGCTGGATTCTCTAGTTTCGATACGTTCATGGATGCCTTGAGGGCTCAATCTAAAGTAAAGTCGCAAACTGAGCATTTAGGTGGTAGCGTGGTACAAGTTTGATGTACAGCTACGGCTCTTCAGTGCGCAATCAAAAACAAAGGTAGCACAAAATGCTAATTAGTGTAACACAAGACCACATCGACCGTGGCTATCGTAAGTCAAGCACAGAATGTCCAGTAGCCTTAGCCATAAAGGAAGCCATTACTGTACCAGCCGTTGTAGTGGGTCGCTATGAAATAAAACTTCACGCAAAATCCATTGGATTTCTACCACCACGCAGTGTACAACGGTTTATACGACGCTTAGATTCACGTCATGCAGTAAAGCCATTCAAGTTTCGTCTTGATACCACACGTTTGCTTTAGGTGGAGCTCAAAATGAGATTAGCTATTAAAAACCGTCTAAGCGTAACTGTTCCAGATTATGAGAGAGGACTTCAATTAGCTCTATTGCACGATGTTGAGTTAAATGATCTAGCTGTAGTTCTTCTGCTGTGGAAGTGGAAAGTAGTTTTCTGGCTCGCAAGAACAGATAAATATTATTACTGGGGGGAGTAGTAGTATGATTGAATTGCACGCTGAGCATTTAAGTGCACGTTGGTACAAGTATAACGTACCAGTCCGGTGTTCAAGTTGTGGTGCTTTCCACGAAGTAGTATGGAACATGCAGCGTGGTGGCTGTCTATGCAAAGTGTGTATAGACGAGATGATGAAGGAACTATAATGAAACCAGCTACACTCTACCGTAAAGCGCTGCGTGAATTAAAAGCTGCAAAAAAACATCACGAGAATCTAGGTATGACTGCTAGTGTTAACCGTCTAAACGATGCGCGTCAAAACGTGTATCTCACAAGAGAGGCTATGAAAAATGAAACTTCCAGCTAAAGTAGACAATCTATTTCCCTCTAATGTAGAAGGGTATCCAGTGTTGTACTATAGCCATGATGGTAGTGAGTGGTGCAATGGTTGTGCTAGTCAAGACGCCGAGCCACCGATAGAAGATTGTGATATCTTCTATGAAGGTCCATCAAGGTATTGTGACGGCTGTGATAAGGAAATAGAATCAGCATACGGAGACCATAACTAATGAAATTTCCTAACACAGTTCCATTATGGCCAATAGCGGCTCCATCTACTACAGACATGCAAGTAATGGGATACTATTGGTGGATTAAGTGGGAAAAGCGCACAATAGAAGACAGTGATATGGACGAAATAAATGCTAACAGTTCCTAGTTTTAATAAGAAGGGCAAATACTACGTAATAGATGACAATGGTAACTGTTCATGTCCAGGATTCTACTTCCGCCGCACGTGCAAACATGTGGAAATAGCGAAGGAACTAAAGCTGCTACCAGTAATAGCGCAGTTAAATCCATTGCCCTTGCCAACGTTGAACGTAGAACCTATGCCGTTATGCTTAGTGTGTAGCCAACCGCTGACGAGTGTAATCGAGGTACCGTCACAAAAGCACGGAAGGTGTATGCTAAAATGGGACTCTCTGTAAAAGTGTGGTTAACAATAGACAGTGATGATATTACATATGATAAAGCTATTGCTATGGCAAGTTCGTGGATAAATGTCATGAATTCTCGAGGTATATTGTTTAACGATACAGTTTTAGAACTATATATGGATACTGATAAAATGGTGCGTCTAGAAGAAGTGAAGTGCACTTAGTTCCTAAACTTTCAAAGAAAGAGCTAGCTAGATTCATAAGCGTCTGTCAAACGTTGTATGAAATAGACAAGCATCAGGGTTGCAAAGAGGCTATAGAGTGCTTAGAGCAAATAATCAACGACAACCAGAGGATGCAATGATTGAGCAAATAACAGTAACACTTGATCATATCGAAGAAGCAAATAGGATACGCACTGAGCACGTTGAGCCCTACGTAATTACGCAATGCTGTCCACTAACGCTTGCTGCCAAGGATAAATTCAGGGTTGCTGAAGTTAGCTCTAGTGAAAGCTATGTATCAATTCGTACCTCTGAAATTGGCCGTACGATGTGGAAAATCGATTTAAGGTTACATGCACAAGTGATATCTTGGGATAGTAAATGGAAGTTTGAGCCTGGAACATATTCCATAGAATTGTATGCTACTAGAAGCTATAGAACACAATGATAGCTGAATCTCCTACGTTTACGATTCAGCAAGAGTTTGATTCAGACAAGCTCAACCAAACTCCCAGACCCTATCAGTGGGAAGATGCTGAGTTTTTGCGTGACAAGAAGAAAGCAATCATAGCACATCCTCCAGGGCTTGGGAAGACGCTTAGTGCCATGATGGCAGCCGCCGACGGTGATAGCATAGGTATAGCCTGTCCCTCATACCTTGTAGAACATTGGTGGGATGAAATCCGTGCACAATTCCCAGATGATAGTGTAGTGCTAGCATCTGGTACACGAAACAACCGTCAGGGTGCACTCAACGTAGCAGAACGTGCTAAGTGGACTATCTTCAATCATCAAATGTTGCGCTTCAATCGTGTTTTAGGACCACGTGAAGTGCCAACACGTAAGGATCTCAAGTTTCAATTCCCTGAATTTGATACTTTGATATATGATGAATCACACCACTTTCGTAATAGGTCGTCACAGCAAGCACGTGCAGCTAAAGCATTAGCACATGCTAGTGAGCGTGTCTTTTTGCTGACAGGTACACCTATTATGAAGGAAGCTGATGATCTATTCATGCAGCTTAGTATCATAGATCCATTAACATTTACAAGCTATTGGCAATTCATCAACACCTATTGTCAAACGTATACCTCACGCTACGGCACGGAAGTATATGGTCAACGTGGGACACTGCTAAAGCGCTTAATGGATCGCTACGGACGTAGATGTACTTATGATGAAGTTGGGCTGTATCTACCAAAGATAATCAACAACTTCGTTAGAGTTAACTTTACGCCTGAGCATAAGAAGGCATATGTAAGTGCACGTGATGCATTTAGAGTCAATGACATATGGCTCGAGAACAGTATGCAAGTTATGCACGT